CCAGCCCGCGGTCGAAAGCCTCGCGATGCCGCTGATCTTCCGGACCATCACCAACCGGCATCCAGCCCACCGTCTTGCCGGTCTCGGCGTCGTGCTCTTCCATCAGAAAGTTCGCGGGCGTCATTTCCGCCGGCTTCAACTCGCGCCGCTTGAACAGCAACCCGCCCCGGACCATGCAGCTCGTACCGTCCAGCTTCGCGGTCGCCACACCCTCGCCGGCAAAGACCCAGCCGCACGCCAGATTCGGCAGGTCCAGCACCCGCGACCGATCGCCATTCCAGTCGCGTTCGAAGATCGTCGGGATCTTCCTCACTGCACCGTCCTCCCGCCCCGCCGCTGCGACACCATCCCGGCCGCCAGAATGTCTTTCGTGTGCATCATCTATCTCCCCGGATCGGCCGCACCCCGGCCGCGCGTTCCGCCTGATCGATATTCGCCTGCGTCAGCATCACCGAGATCCGCCCGTCCGGCTCATCGCGCACCTTCGTCAACAGTCCCAGATCCACCAGCCGCCGTGCCGCCGCCTGCCGCTTCGCCGTCGGCACATGCGGCCCGTTCAGAGCCAGCCGGTCCAGCGAGCATTTCGCCAGGATGATCTGCTCGGCATGATTCGTGTTCATGCGCCAGCAGTTCCGCAGAAACACAGCATCGCGCCTCGGCTTCCGCATGATCCCCTTCCCTTGCCAAGCATCTGATCGAAGATCGGCAGCACCGGTCTCAGAAACGCGGCGATGTTCGCGCGCTGAGATCTCGGTCAACGCAGCGGCGGACCGACACGCACCAGAATCGTACCAACCACCGGCCCCGGCTGGCGATCGATAATCCGGATGCCCGGAAACCGCTTCAGCAGCTTCGCGATATAGCGGTCCGCTTTTTCCTCGGTCTCGACGATAAAGCCATTCATCGGCGGCTTGTCACCAGAACCAGCCGGCGCGTTCATCACCGACTCGCCGATCAGTTTGATCCGATCGTTCTCGCTCAGCCGATGAAGATCTGCCGCAGTGACCATCAGTGCAAGCCTCTGAATTCGTTATTTTTTTGGGGGGAAACGTCTAGTGACCTCCCTGTGTATCGCGGGGAACGCGTCCGATGGCCTGGGCGGCGTGGCCAAGCCGGGTCGAGCTGGAAACCTGCCATCTGGGCGGGTGTCAATCGGTCGCGCTTGCGTTTTCATCTCCTTTTGCTATCGTGGTTGCACCGTAACCCATCGAATGAACGTCTGTCAAACAAATCCTAGACGTTCGTTTGAGTTTTGTTCGAGGGTCTTCGTGGGCCTTCCACAAGCGGTTGAGGTTCCAGACAATTCCTCGCCGCAGCGGGTGCCGGCCTCAAAACAGGCCGGTTGGTATCGTCGCAAAACAGTACCAGACGTGCGCACGAGCTACGGCACCGTGTTTGAACGCGCGTCGGTCTGGGTCTTTCCTTGGACGCGGCGAGGTTATCCAGGCTTTCAACGCGGCGTGCTTTCGATCCTCGGCAGAGTTGTGACGTGGGGTGCCGCTAATCATTGGCGTTCGGGTCGTCGTCGGCTGCCGGTCGATATTGCCGCGTCAATGGTCGAGCATATCGAGGCACGATCGCTTTCCGGCCTGGCGCTTGTTTCCGAGCTGCGCGACTACATCGCCGCTGAAGAGGGAAAGCTCACTCGACGGGGTCCGTTGTCGAATGTCACGTTCGATGCTGCCGGCAATCCCCGAACCAATCAGAGCAAGGGCGGACGGGTCTATTGATCGGGACGAGTAGGATTGCCTGCTTCGCTGACCGGCAAACGGCCAAAAGCAGTTTTTCGTCTAAGATATATATAACTACGCGCGCGGGAGCGGGCGCTATATTCGCGCGGGTGCGCAGGGGTAGTTTTTTCAGTTTTGAGCAAAAATCAGGATTGGTGAGTTTGAAAAACTCTTCAAATTCAGCGTGTTATAAAATAATGCGCGAATATGCGTTTTGAGCGTATTTAGGTGTTGACGAATATACGCTGTTAGCGCATACATAGTGAACCGAACGACCAAACCACTGTGAGTGCAAAACATGTTCAAGCTGCTTGATGCTTACCGCGTTAATCCGACCGACAACAACAAAGCTCGCCTGCAGAAGCATCTGGCGAAGAAGCCGATGACGGTCTGTTTCCTCGACGCGGCCGATACCGCGTTTCTCCGTCTCAACGGCTTCAAGCTTTAGGGGGGCGAAGATCATGGCAAAGCGCATGAGCTGGTACGATAAGGGTTTCAAGGAAGCGATCGACGGTCTTTTGATCGATCCGCCGATGAACCCCGGTCATTCGAGTTTCGAAAACTATTCGGCGGGTTACCGCGACGGCGAGCGCCAGAACGAGCGCGACGCATGGAAGGAAGCGGCCGAAATCGAGGCTTGCGAGCCAGTGGAAGCCGGTCCGATCGTCGAAGCGGTAACGGCTCAAATCGCCCGCGGTCCGGATTGGTCAATCATCGTTCCGGACTATGTGTATTGCTTGGCCCATGCCGCGGGTCTCGACAATATGGCGTGCCTTACGATCGCTGGCCGTGCCAAGGAAGTGCACGAACGCGATACGATGGATGTTCGCGGGACCGACCCGGCAAATCCGACGGTATGGGCGCGCGATCCGATTATCCGCAAGGCACTGCGCTTGCTGGCCGCTAACGAGCTGGGGGAGTGCTGATTATGTACCCGATCGATTTCAACACCGCGACCATGGGCGATGTTATCCGCCGTTCGATGGTCTGTCACCCGTCCGTCTTGATGGATGCTATGCGGGTGGTTGCTCGCAATCACGAGCGGTACGCGATTATCACCCATAACAAGGGCGCCAAGGTGTCGGCCGCGCGTATGGGGAAAGATGCGCGCTACGCGATCCGCATGGTTGACCAGCAGGACGTCGACGCGTTGGTCGCCAATTTCTCGGCCAAAATCCAGACGTTCGAGCAAGCCTGCCGGTTGCAGCTCGTGCCGCACGGGACGCGTGCGATCATCGCCACTCGTGAAGATGGGAGCGTCTGATCATGGAACAAGAGCAAATCCAGGCGCGCGCGGTGCTCTGCCTGTTGCACGATATCGTCTTGGCCCTGAACCTCGACAACGTGTCGCCAGTCGAGTTGCTGGACGCGCTAGAGGGTGCCGGCCTTGCTGTCGAGACTGGTTCCACAAGCGAGGACGACTTAGCCCACATGGAGCGGGCGCGCGGCCTCTAGCGCCGAACCCTACCACCCACCAAAAGCCCGCATGGATGATCCCAGCGGGCTTAAGGCGGTACTAGACCAACCTGTGAGGCTCAGACCATGAAGACCAGTCGCAAACCCGCCCGTCCGTCGCTTGCGCAAGCATGTGCGTGCTACGTCCACCGCTATACCATGGAGCACGTCCCGGCATGGGCACAGAAGCCCTGCGAATGGCCGGGCGAGGGTCCGCAATACGGGCGCCACTATGCCCCGAATTTCCGCACTGACGCGGAATGGTATGCAAACACGATATTTCCGGGCGAGCCGGACCATCCCGATTATCCACACAAATCGGAATACTGCTACACGACCGGGCAGACGTGGCCGCTCGGCCATTGGCTCGATAAGCCGTTCAACCGGAACGCCTAGCCATGCGCCCCGTCCGCACCCTGCCCCGCTGGCGTCTGATCCTGCGCGCGGTGTTCGCGACGGGCGCCACTCAAACCGACGCGATGGCCGAGCTAGACCGTCGACGCGGCACCAATCAACCGACCAACCTGTGAGTATCTGATATGACCGACGTTCAACGCACCCTCGATTACATCCGCCGCCACCCGGACACGTTCGCCGCAGTGCCGACGCTCGCCGCATTCGTTGCCGCCATCCATGATACCGCTGCCGGCCGCGTGCTGGCACCCTATGTCGGCGGATGGGCTGATCTGGCCTATCGTGGCGCAAAGGCGCATGGGCTCGATCTGACGCCGCATCGCGTGCTGTTCTGCCCGGAAACGCGCGACATCGCCGAATTGGTGGAAGATGTCCGTTATCTGCCGCTGCCGCAGGGCGGGCTGTACCGCGATCAGGCTCAGGCGCTGGTCGGAAACCGCTCGTTCGTGATGGCGTCCCGTTGCCCGGATGTCCCGTTCGGGAGCGTCGGCGGTAAATGCGATTGGTCACCCGACTGGCTTGCCAAGGGTGAGAAGATCCGGCGCCGCATGGGCGCCACGACTTACGGCACCTATTGCCGCCCGTCGGCTGCGATCGCGCAAGGCTTGAGCGATGGCGGTTACGGGACCGATCCCATTAGCACGCTCGAACTCGTGCGGTGGGCGGATGGGCGCACGCTGGTAACCGCGCGGTATGACGACTATCCGGGCTCCCCGTGGCTTGCCCTGCTCGACGCTGGCAAGTGCGATCTGGTCGCGCTGATGCCGGAAGAGGACCGCGCCATCATCGCCGAGAACAAGCGCGCCGAAATCGAAGCGTGGGGGGAGTGATGTCCGCCCGCGCTGAGGAAATGCTCGGAACCATCATCGGGCTATGTGTCTCGTTCTTCCTTCTCATGATCGCAATCATGCTCGTCACCATCCCGTTTTGGGTGCCGCTCTGGATGATGGCGCTTCGCTAACCCTGCAACCGACCGACTAAATGGGGTTTCGACCATGCAACTGATGCGCGTGCAATACCTCAACCAGCGCGACCGGTATTTTATCGACGGTCTGCGCGTGTCCTTCGCCCATTACGAAGCGATCAACGCACGAGCGCTGCGCGAGGGGCGTCTGTCGTGCCTGTCGACGGAGCGGCGCGGCAATACGTGGCGCCACTACGCCAACTGCTGAGCCCGTGGCGCCCGTTAACGCGGGCGCCCATTCTAAGCCGCTGGGCTGGCCGGCGGTTTAGATGAAGGGACCAATATGTTCTATCCCGAGGTTAAGCCGTCATGGTCGATCGCCGCGGCTATAGCGGCGATCGATGCTTTCGAGAAGGCATCACCGCTTGATTTGGAGCGCTCCAATGGGCCGGAGCTAGCAATCTGGCATCTTCTTGTCAGCCTTCGCGATCTGGCAAACGGAACGGGGATCGATTTCGACCGTGTCGCGCGGGAGGCGGCCGAACATGGCCAGATCGAGGGATGACCACCGCAACTCTCGACCCGTCTTGGCCCGGCTTCACGGAATTAGAGATGGGTGTTTTGATGTATCTAATGCAGGGAAATCGGCCAAGCGGTTTGATTGGTGTTGAGAAGGCCGCATTGAAGCGGCTAATCAAGAAACGGGCAGTCCACGTCGGCGGCGATTTGGCGCTGATATCGACGCTCGGGCTTCTGGCCAAAGTGTCACCCAAGGGGATACGGCTATGACCGCGCGCACCCTGGCTGAACTGGAAGCCGCCCGCGCGGTTCAGTTCGCTATGACCGCCGACCAGCTCAAAGCCTGGCGGGCGCGGATGAACCTGTCCGCCGCGGGTGCCGCGTTCGTGCTCGGCGTGTCGGTCCGGACGTACCAGGCGTGGGAGTCCGGCCGTAACCCCGTCATGCTGACCGCGTCCATCCTGGCCATCCAGTTGGAGGCAACCGGCTTGCGCGGCTTGCGCGGCTTGCGCCCGGCCGAACGCGCGTTACTCGAACCGGTCCGGGCCATCTACGGCCAGGGGGACGCATGCGCCGCGCGCTGATCATCACGCTCGTGGTGCTCGAATGCCTGTGGGCTGTCGGCGAAGCGCTCGCCGGGTTGGGCGGTTCGAGCCATCATCGGCGCAACCGGCGGCATCACTGAGCGCCCGAACGCTAACGAAATCTTGAGAGAGAAGGGGCAATAATATGTCATTCACCTGAATAGGAGGCGGGCCATGCGCCCGGACGACGTCGATACCTTGAAGTGCTGGTTGCATTTCTTGGAAGTTCTTTTGCGGTTTGTTGGCCCGTTAGTTGTGGCTATTGCCCATCGGATTGAGACAAACCGCAAGCCGCGTCTTGTTCGACGCAAACATATCTAGAAGGACTTTGACCATGCGTAAGCTCGTTGCTCTGTTACTTGCCGCCGCCACACTGTCCGGTTGCGTCGATCCGGCCCATCGTAGTGCCTATTCGCAATGCATCATGGATAATCCGAACACGGACGCGCAGAACGCGCTGATGTTTTTCGGCGCGATCGGCGGCATCCTCTCCGCCACGACCGACCATTCCGCCCGCGACCAGTGTTTCTTGGATCATGGGCTGAAGCTCTGAAACGCGTCAGGATCGCGCAGGAAGGGCCGAGTCGCCCCCGGCCTAGACCACCCTACCCAAAACGCCCGCTTGGCACCGTCCTCGCGGGCGTTTGCACGTCTCCGTCAATCTTCCGGTTTAACTTTCCGGCGCGTCGTGCCGAGTTTGGCATAAATCTCGTCCATCATCTGGGTTACGTCGACCACGTCGCGCGCCGGTTCCTCGGCCGGCTTGACCGCGACCGCTTGGCGCAGCGCCACCTGCCGGGCCATCCGCAGCCGCACCAGCGCGGTATGCGCGTCGGCCAGGTCGCCCCGGACGTGCTTCAGGATCGCGGCCGGTTTCGGCATCCACTCCGACTGCTGCCGGGCAGCCCGGCACGCGCGCTCTAATGCCCAGGCCGGCAGGTGCGCCAGCGCGTCGACGTAGTCGGCCTTGTTCCTTGCCCACCACGCCCGGTTCGCCTCGTGCGCCGCCTCGCCCCGCGGCGGGTTATGCATGTCGAGCAGCCGCTGCAGCTCGTCCACCACCCGCTCGCGCGGCGCGGGCTGCAGCCATACCTCCCCGCGCATGATCTCGGCATTAAGGCTCGTGATCGATGACGGGACCGGTTCGACGACCGTCCAGGCTTCCAGCCACTTCGGTGCCGCCCAGGTCGTCGAGATCGAATGCGCTTCGAGTTGTGTCGACGCGCCGGCCGTTTCGATTTCCTGGCCCATTTTTCGCAAACTCCAACGATTTGATGATCCACGCGATGGGTTCGACTGGCACTTCGCGTTCGCACGCGATCAACGCGGCCAACACCGCCGCTTCGCCGTATTGCTTCACCCATTTTCCGACCATCGACCGGTGGGTGTCTGGGTTCTTACCGGTGGCCCGCGCGAGTGACGCTAGACCGGCGCTGAAAGCGGTCGCCTTCAATGGTTTGTCGCCGAGGTCAAGTGTCGGTTGTTCCGCAGCAGTAGCGCCAGCTACTGGATATGTTTTATCGTCAGATAAAACAGGTGGTGGTGGTGGGCATTGATCAAGCAGTGCTTGAGCAGTGCTTGCGGTAATGCTTGGAGCATCACCTTCGGCCTCATCACGATCAGCCCAACGCGCGGCTGCAGCCCGCTCTGCCTTTAGAGTTGCCTTCTCCCGCTTTGCACCCCAGAGCAAGATTTCTTGATCGATTCTCGGGTGAATTACGAAACCGTTTTCGGTCTTAAAAAACGCTAAAATTACGTCGCGATTTTTGCGCCATTCGCCCTTGTCCATGCGCGCCGCGCGCCGGAGATGGTCGTCTTTATCGATCAGCGGGCCGCCGGTTTGCCAATAGTGCCCAATGAGCAGCAGGTACGCGCCATGCTGCGCCGCGGTCAGGTGCGCCGTGTCCCGCAGGTAGTCGCCCCAATAGATTGGCATCCAGTTTTTGGCACTCATTGGCCTGCCCCGCGGGCGCGTCGAGCCAAGTTAGAAACGCATAGTTCAAAATCAGCCTCGTCTTCCGCTTCCTTCGCGGCGATCATCAACCCCCGAACCGGCACACCCGCCAGATAGGCTTCTTCGAGAAAATCAACACATTTGTAGAACTTTATGCGAAATCTGCTGCGGCAGATCGCTTGCGTGTAGTACAGATCCTTCAGATATGGTTTGTCCGCCGAGCGTTTTTGGACAGCGGCAACGGCGGGGACTTTGGAGAATGCAATATTCCAAGAGTCCGAGGTCGCTAGGTCATTGTGAAACACCAAGTACTGGCCGAACGAGGCGTCGACCGCGTCCAGTATTTCGCTGATCGACAGTTTCGCCATCCATCTGCGTATCGTCTGTTTTCCGTTTTCATTGACCCCGAAATTACTTTTCGCCTCGATGCGGTCTGCGATGTGGCAAACCTTTTCCTCTTCCAGCGACGACAAGCCGTCGCGCCATTCCAGCATCATTTCCGATTGCTGGCGACGTTCCTCAAGTTCCTCAATTTGAGCGCGTTGGCGCTCCACGATGCTGTCATCGCTGAGCAGCCGGGCACCTTTCCCGGAGTTGCACGACTGACAAGCCGTGATCAGGTTCATGATCTCCGTCTTGCCACCCTCGGCGACCGGCTGAATGTGATCGCACTGCAGGATGACGTCCGGCGCTTTTTCGCCGCAATATTGGCAGGTGAATTTGTCCCGCTTGAAGACTTCGAACCGGAGTTTTTTGCTCAGAGGTTCGCGGGTGTGATCAGTCACGGCCGGCACTCCATGAACGCGGCTATGAACGCGCTCGCGGGCCTCGGGTCGATGGCATTGCCGAAGGCGCGCAGTTTAGCCACGCGGGCGGGTATCCGAGTTCCCAGCCAGCGAACTCCGGGTGGAGGGAGCCGGCGCCATTTTCCATCGGGGCATTCGAGATATTGGCAACCGTCAACGCTTGCGACGGCAGCGGTGAACCCCCGGCTCCGAAACTCATGCTCGGTCCACCCTTCTCCCCATCCGAGGCCCGCAGCGCCGACCACATCGCGAACACGATCTCCCGCAACGGTCGGGCATTCCGGTCCAATGTCGCTTGACTGGCCGACCTGGATTTGTGATCGCTGGCCGTGGCCGTGGCCGTCGGCCAAAGGCCGAACTCGACTACTTCCCTGATCGCCCAACCCAGATCGACCTGTCGCTTCGCGCCCTCCGGCGTCTTGCCGGTCAGCGTCGTGCTGCCGCGCTTGCGGGAGCGGCCGCCATTCGGGACTGAGGTCGTCGGCCAGAGCGCCACAGCGACCGTCCGCACCACGTCCACCAGCGGCTGGCGCCCGATCGTCCGGGTGTCGTTTGCCCTGGCTTCGTTGTTCGCGCTCTGAGTGTTCTGCGCGCTCGCCGTCATCGTCGGCCACAAACCAATAGCGATCCCTGAAATGATCCGCGCCCGCGCTCGCGGCTTCGATAGGGATTGCCCCCACGGCGTAACCCATTTCTTCCAGGTCACTTCGCACGAGATTGAGCCACCGAGACGCGCCCGCAACCTGTTCTCCAAAGACCGTTGCAGGGCGTCGCTCGGCGATAAGCCGTCGGAACTGTGGCCAGAGATGGCGGGGGGTCGTCGAAGCCGAGCTGGTCGCCGGCAACGCTGAAGGGCTGGCAGGGGCAGGAGCCGGTCCAGACGGGACGGTCGTCGGGCCAGCCCGCCGTCGCGAGCGCGAGCGCCCAGCCGCCGAGCCCGGCGAAGAAATGGACATGTCGATACCCGGCAAGGTCATCTGCTCGTACATCCACGATGCTCCGCTCGTCGACATCGCCGGCCGGGATGTGTCCGGCCGCGATCAGATTTCTCAGCCATTGAGCCGGGTAAGGGTTGATTTCGTTATAATAGACGCTCATTCGTGTGCCCGCTCGTTGAGGCGCCGCGCCCGCGCCCATTCCCGCTCGACGATCGCGGCCACGCCGGTCCAGTCGTAGGGCGGCAGATGGCCCATCGACAGGGCCGCGTCGCAGATCGACACGCGCCGTTCTTGCCAATCGGCGATCTGTTCGGCGACGACGGAGCGGCGGGCGGTCATACGCCGCACATCCCTTCGCACTCGTTCTCGAACAGGTTCAGTTGCCCGCGGTCTTCCGCATTGGAGAAATCAACCTGATCGAGCGGTTTGCGAGACCTGTGCATGAACTGCTGGCCGCGCATATTCGAGCCGCCGTTGCGGATCAGGCGGTCAGCGACGACCGCATCCGAAAAACTGTCCGGATCGTTGATCTTCATGTCGCGCCACATCGCGTCGTCGTGGAACGGACAGCCCTTGCAAGCGCTCTTGGGCGCGGGCCGGTATTGCCGCTCTGCCATCCATTGGACGCAGTGCCGGCGGGACATCTGCTTCTCGATCAGGATGAACCGGTTGACGATGTAGCCGACTTGGCTCGGCTTCATCCGCGATGCTTCATCGGTCGAAATGCCGATCCACATCTCGGCACCACCCTTCGGGGTTTTGCCACCCAGAAGCTCACGGACCTTTCGACGGATCGGCGTCAGTTTGTATTCCTTGGTGCATTGCCGGCGCCCCATGCCGCGCTTCCCACCGGGCGAAAGCGTGAACCAAGGCACGGCGGCGATTCGCCGCCGTGGGTCGGCCGCCTGCGCCTCGATGTCGTCGCGCAGATTACCGACCGCGACGCGATACACCGGAAACGGAAGCACGCTTTCCAAATATTCGACCTGACGATAAACGGCGTCAGGCTCCCACCCGGTATCAGCGAAAATCGCCGCGTCCGGCATTTCATCGGTCTCGCCGCGCGCCGCCATCAGTGCCAAGGTTGTCGACTGCACGCCGGCACCGAGGGACAGTATCCGGATCTTAGGTTCACCCATTTCACACCCCGGCCTGTCGGCGCCCAACGAAACTCTGCGACGTGCCGGCGAACAGCCCGTCGCCCAGCGGCACCAGCCGGCCATGGCGGATCAGCACGCGCACCGTGCGCGACGGCACCGTCTGGCCGCTGTTGAAGAAGAAATGATCGTCACCAGTCTCGGTAATCTCGAACCGCACGACGCCCTCGCGCGTGATCCGATCGAGCCACTTCAATTGCGTGTCAGACAATTCTCCGGGCCGGCGCTTTCTCGATTTGCCCAGTGCGGTAGAACCAGACGGCGGCGGCGTCGGCGGCGTTGTGGCTGTCGGGTTTGACCCCGCGTCGGATGATGGCGACATTGACGGCGTCCTTCTTGGCGTGGCCGTTCCCGCACACCGCCTTGCGCACGGTCGAGACCGCGTGCCAGGTCAGCCGCGTCTCGCGGCGGTAGGCGACCAGCGACGTCAGCGCCCGCAGTCCGAGCAGGCTTTCGGTCGCGTGCTGGCCGCGGTTCTCGACGTTGGCCAGCGTCTGTTCGGCCGCGATCTCGTCCGGGGCGAACAGCGTGATCATGTCGGCCAGCCAGTCGGCGTATGAGGCGAAATACGCGCCCTCGTCCTGGCCATAGGCCGGCAGCAGCGCGGTGCCGACCCGCGGCACGGTGCCGGGCGGCCCGACCGCCCAGCCGACCGCCGAGCCGAGGTCGAGCGCCAGCAGCCCCGCCACCGGTCAGGTCACGACCGAGAGTTCGGCGCCCTCGGTCCGGCGCGGCTCGGCCGACGGCTTCGGCGCCAGATCCAGCACCATCGCCGACTGCGCCTTCATCCAGCCGTTGTCGAAGCAGACGTACAGTTCCGACGCCGGATCGTGCGGGTTACTGTCGACCCGGTGCTCGCCGCGCTTGCCGGCCGCCTGGCCCGCCCGATGGGCGTTGTGCTTGGCATTGTCGCTCGCCACCTGCGGCGGCACGTCGGTGCCGAACAGGTCGAATTGGGTACCGATCGCGACATCCATCAGCTTCGCGATCCGGACGAAGTTTTCGAGATCGATCTGGCGCTTGATCGGGTCTTGCTTCGCCGCCTTCAGCACCTTCAGCATCGCGTCGATGTCGATGCCATCGGTTTTCGCGGCCTTGCACAGCGACCGGTAGCGCCCGCGCTCTTCGTCGTATGGGGCTTTAGCCACATCGACGTCGTCGGCCGCGGCCTGCAGCTTGCGGTAATAGCTGGCGATCGTCTCGGGATCTGGCCCATTACCGTTGCCGGCCGTCTGCGCCTCTTGCTTGGATTGCTTGCCACGCGCCATGGCGCTGTCTCCTGCTGGGGGGATGGCCGGGTGCCGCCGGCCGCGGGGTCTCAGGCGTCGAGCGCGTCGACGATGCGGCCGATCGCCTGCAGCCGTTCGTTCAGGCCGGCGAACAGGGCTCGGGCGGCGTTCAATTCGGTCGCCATCAGCCGCAGCGCCTCGATGTCGCCCGACGAGTATTCGTAGGTCGTCCAGCGGGTCTGGCAGGCGGTACAGGTGCGGCGCCGCCGGATCGTGGTGTTGCCGGCGGGCCGGCTGTCAGTGGTGAGGCTGTTCATGCCGCCGCACTTCGGGCAGGACATCGACTTGCTCATGACGGCGTGTCCCAGCCCGAGACGATCTGCGCCGTCGGCGCCTTCAGCGGCGGCCCGCGCAGCACGTCCGCCGGCCAGGCGACTTGGTCCGGCCAGTGCTCGTCGAGCCATCGGACCGCCCGGTCGAGACTCGACGTCGAGCAGCCCTTGCCGTCGCGCAGCCGGGTGAACAGCGTGTGGGTCTTCTTGCCGGTGACGAGCTTGCTCAGGCTTTCCAGCGACATGCCGGTGCCGTCGCAATAGGTCTGGGCCAGTTTGAGCAGCAGCGATGCGGTAATCATGACAGCATCGTGGTGTCAAAAAAAACAGGTGGCAAGAGCGAGATTAAATGCTAGAGTTTTAAAAACACCTAGGAGCGCATCTCAGCCATGAAACCCCATGCCCTCACCCTCATCGTCGAACGCGTCGACGCCCATCTGGCCAAGAAGGGCACGACCCGGAGTGCCGCACTGAAGGCGGCCGGCGTCGGTCCGGAGGCGATCCGGCGCATCAAGGATGGCATCCAACCGCGGTTGGACACGCTCGAAGACATCGCCGTCGCGTGCGGCTGGAACGTCGGTCAGTTACTCGGCTATGTTGAGATCGAGGTCGACGTCAGCCGGGGCAACGTGACCGGCGAGCTTGATCCAGAAGTGATGGCGGCGGCCTTGCGTGCCGTCCGCCAGGTTGTCGACCTGTTGCCGCCGGAGGTAGATCGTATCCAGGCCGAGGCCGAACTGATCACGATCGCCTATGGCTTGGTCTTGGAGTTCGTCGCTGTCGGCACGTCGGTCTCGGTCGCCGAAGCGTCCGCCACCAGACGGTTACGCCGTTGGACTGTTGCCGAATTATTGTCAATCTCGAAATCCGCGTCGGCGGAGGGGAGTAAGCGCGCCAATGCGGTGCGCAACTGACGATGCCGAGTATCAGATCTCATGGTCTAAACGTTTCCATTGAACGACGCTTCGGTTGATGCTCGTAACACTGGTGCTGCCCTTGTGCGCCCTCGTGTTCGATTCAAATCATATTCGGTTGACAGATTCTTTACAACGCGCTAGCGATGAATTGTACCCGGCTCGTTCACGCGGGAGTTCCTCCCAAGATCCAGCACCTCCTGACAGGGCAGATGTTAAATTTAACAGTTTGCCCGTTGACGATGGTGTTTTTTTAAACATAGAGTAGCGCTCGACACACACGTTGAGGGTGCCATGTTGATGGATCTCACAGCCGAGCGGCCTCTATCCTCTGCCATCGTCGAGCGGGCCGAATCCGACCTGACGTTGATTACGGCGTACCTGCGGGACCGGCTGCAGCCGCACTATCCCAAGGCGACGATCTCGATCGTCCTGCTCGGCGGGCGGGCGAGTTATTACATCGACCCGCATGGCGATCACCGCCCGACCATCCTCTGCGGCTTCCGGGCCGCCGATGCCGAGGTCGATATGCTGCTGGACGTCCGGCCGATGACGCTCGCGGAAATCGAACGCACGCTCGGCACCGACACCGCTTATTCGGGGAACCACCATGCCGCGTAACATCGCCGCCGAACCGGACCCGGTCGATCTCTATGTCGGGGCGCAGATCCGCAAGATCCGCACGGTCAAGGGTTTGAGCCAGGAAGTCGTCGCCGCAGCCTGCGGCGTCACGTTCCAGCAACTGCAGAAATACGAGCATGCCGGCAACCGCGTCAGTGCCAGTCGGCTGCACAAGATCGCCAAGGCGTTGCGGACCCAGATGGGCGAACTGCTGCCGCCGGTCGATTGGGACGGCCATGTCGACGAGATTCCGGGCGGCTCGTGGAACAGCGACACCAGCAACGCGCTCTACGCCGCGATCAGCGGCCTGTCGCTCGAACAGCGCAAGGCGATGCTGCATATCGCCAAGGCGATGACGCCGGAAGCCGTGCCGGTCTGACGCCACACCAAAAAACCTGACCTGGGGAGGTCTGCAATGTCCGATTTGGAAGCAACCGCACGGGAATTCTGGTGCGCGTCGAGCCTGGTTCACCACAGCAAGCCCGGCAGCATCACCCGCCAGGTGGCGCTCGGCCGCCTGATCGACGGGCTCGGCCTGGCCCGGACACCCCGGATCAGCAACCGCTTCAACCTGCTGCTGGCCGAGCATGCCGGCGAACTGGGCCTGACGCATCAGCCGCGGTCGGCGTCGTGACGTCGGCCGCCCGGCGCCGGGGCATTCGCTGGCGCAATCGCACCCTGCGGTGCGTCTGGTTCGGTATCGCCATTCTGTTGAGTGCCGCCCTGTGGCACGCCATCCTGACCCGGATCTTGTCATGATCGGCGAACTTCATTGGATCAACGGTGCGACCAGCACTCAGGTTGAAATCCGGCATCCCTCCTCGCTGACCGTTAGCGACATCAACGATCTCGAATTTCTTCTGGAAGCCCTGATCCGGCAATTGCGCCGACGGAACGGTATAACGGTCCCTGTGGGAGCCAAGAAATGAGCACCATCACCGAACCCGGCGTCACCCACGGGCTACCGGCCGAGCGGTACCATGCCGGCGACATCACGCCCGAACCGGCGCTGTCCAGTTCGCTCGCCGTGGTGATGACCGAGAAGTGCGCACGCAAGGTCTGGCACCAACACCCGGCGCTCAACCCGAATTTCGAGCCGGTCCAGCGCAAGCAATTCGATCTCGGCGGGGCTGCCCATGCCCGCGTGCTCGAAGGCGAGAAGTTCCGCGACATGGTCGAGATCATCATCGCCCCGGACTACAAGACCAAGGCGGCCCAGACTGCGCGCGACGACGCCTATGCCAAGGCCCTGATCCCGGTCCTGGAACACCAGGTCGGCGAGTTCGAGGATATGGCGGCCGAAGTTATGGATCACCCGATCGCCGGTCTGCTGATGGCGCGCGGCCGGGCCGAGCAGTCGCTGTTCTGGCGCGACCGCAGCATGGGTATCTGGTGCAAGGCCCGGCCCGACTGGCACATCCCGGCCGACCTGGTCACGCCGGAACTGATCGCGGCGTGCGAGTGGAGCGGCCCGGCCGCGGTACTGGTCAATTACAAGACCCACGGCGGCGACACCGACCCGGATTCGTTCGGCCGGCACGTCGGCGAGATGGCCTATGTCCAGCGCGCCGCCTGGGAGATCGAGGCGTTGTTCAACGCCACGGGCGAGCGCGTCGGGCACTACGTCATTCTCAGCCAGGAAGTGGCGCCGCCTTATCTGGTGACCGCCTACGAACTGCAGCGCAACGATCTCGAATACGGCCGGGACCGCAATCGCGTCGCGCAGATCGAGTTTGCCCGTTGCCTCGCCCAAGGCAAAGATCGTAAGTTCTGGCCGGGATATCGCACCATCGCCCAGCCCGATCGGGACACGCTGATCCCGCTCGAACTGCCGCCGTGGAAGCGGATGCGGCTCGAAGAGGACCGCGTCAAGTTCATCGACCGGCAGAAGGCGCGACGCGACGTCCGCCTGGCCGCGTCGACGTCGGCCAAAACGGCGCATCTGTTCGCGCCATGAGACCAGGCGGCATGCTGAGCGGCAGGAAACCGGCCGTATGGGCCTCACAGTCCCAGGTCCAGCTAAACCGCCCCTTACGCGTCGCTGGGTCCGCGTCTGGTACAGACCCAGCAGCCCTTTCCTGAGGAACCCCATGTCCGATCCCTATGGCGACAGTGCGCCCGCAATTCTGTTCGAGGAAGCCAGCCGGGTGAATTCCAAGGTGCTGATGGCGGTCATCGGCACGTCCGGCACCGGCAAGACGCCGATCGCGCTGGCGCTGGCCCGCGGCGTCATCGGTCCGGCCGGCAAACTGTGCGTCATCGGCACCGAAGGCGACCGCGCGCTGTTCTATGCCGACCGGGTCAAGTTCTTCCATGTCCGCATGCTGCCGCCCTACACGCCGGACCGGGTTGCCGACCATGTCGAGGCCGCCGTCAAGCAGGGTGCCGACGCGATCGTGCTCGACAGCGGCAGCGACGCCTATGAAGGCATCGGCGGCGAGCGCGACATGGCCGACGCCTCGTCGCTGCAGGCGCCGCTCAACTGGGCCTTCCCGAAGGACCGCTACCGCAAGATGATCCAGCGCTTCGTCAACGTGCCGGCGCACATGTTCATCACCTTCCGGGCCGACGAGAAGATCGAGATCATCGACGATCCCGACAAACCGATGAAGAACGGCAAGCCGCAGAAGAAGATCATCCCCAGGGGCTGGACGCCGATCTGGGACAAGCGGACGCCCTATTGGATGCAGATCTCGCTCATGCTGGTGCCGGCCGCCAACCTGGGCGACATGGCCGAGCGGCGGTTCTATCGCTGTGACGACGACATTCGCCAGATCTTCGAGCGGCCGGGCCGGATCGACGAGCAGATCGGCGCCGAACTGGGCGCCTGGCTCGCGACGGGGACCGCGACCGACCGTCGCACCGACGGGTTGCGCGGCGAGGCGATCGAGGCGGCCGGCGGCGGGACCGAGGCGCTGAAGCTGTTTTGGGACCGGTGCTCGCGCGACGACAAACTGGCGCTGAAAAACGACATGGCGGGCCTGAAGAGCGCCGCCGAGGCGGTCAGCGCCGAGCGCGCCCGCGTGGCCGCCGAGACCGACCCCGACGAGCCCGATCTGCGCGTGTCGCCCGCGTTCTGGGACCGCCAGTCGTACGAGATCCCGGTGCTGTTCAATGATTGGAACGACTGGCGGGGCCTGGTCCGGGCGCACGCCGCCGCAGCCCCGAACGGCGAGTGCATCGACAAGCTGCGCGACGACAATACCGAGACCCTGGCGGCCTATGGCGCCAGGGACGCGCCCGGCTACCGCGAATTGCTAAAATTCATCTCAAACCTGAGTCAACACACCGGTTAAACTCGAAAAAAGCGAAACAAATCAAGGTTTATTGCGTCGCAGCATCTGTATTTTCCAGTTGATCATCCGGCCGGAATCGGCGCAGGTTTTGCGTCTGACCGTGCAACGGAGGATAGCGATGGCACCACCACAGCAGGTGACGGCGCTGCGCAAGACCAAGCGAAAATACACCCGGCGCCGGACCGCCCACGAACTGGAAGAACGCGCGACGATCTACCAATTCCTCGGCCGGCGCCTGCGGTTTTTGCGCGAAACCGAGGCAAGACTATCGCAGGGCGAACTCGGCGCCCGGATCGGCGTCAGTTTTCAACAGGTGCAGAAGTACGAAAGCGGCGCCAACAAGATCTCGATCGACACGCTGCTGCTGTTCGCCAAACTGATCGGCCGCGATCTGAATTATCTGCTCGACGGCATCGGATCGATCGCGCTGTCGGTCGAAGCGCTACCGCAGGACGACGCCAGCACCGTGCAAGAGGCGTTGAAACTGGTAAAGATGTTTTCTAGTGTTAAGGATAAGGACATTCGCGATGCAATCATGAGGTTCATGAAGAGCCTCAGCCATGACCCGCAACTGTGAGGGATTAACACCATGACCGCACTGCGACGCTCGGCGACGACCGGCACATCTTCCCCGAATGATGAATATCTGCACGAGACCGATCCGCGGGCCTGGATCGACCACCACATCGCCAAGGCGGCAGCGGCCGGTCGCCCGCATGCCGTCTGCGTCCGGGTCGATCCGGCGCTGATGGCGGCGCTGCTGGAACGCAACCCGGAGCACTGGAACCGCAAACTGAGCACGAAGCTCGTCAGCCGCTGGGAAAATGTGATGCGGGACGACGCCTGGGAACTGAACGGCGAAACCGTGATCGTCGCCAAGACCGGCGAATTGAACAACGGCCAGCACCGGCTGACCGCTGGCATCCGCGCCGGCAAGCCGTTCGAGACCTTCATCGTCTTCGGCATCGAGCGCGCGACCCGCGGATCGCTCGACCAGGGCAAGCGCCGCACGCTCGCCGACCATCTGACCATGAGCGGGTACACCAACGTCACCATGCGCTCTAGCGCGGCGGCTGTGGTCATCGGTGTGCTGACCCGGCACGTCAATATGCTGGGCCATGGCCATATCACGCCGAACCAGGTGCTGGCTGCCCAGCAAGATCATCCCCATCTGATGGACGCGAGCGGCACCGCCCACCGCGTTCAGATGGCCTTCAAGGTCTCGGCCGCCGTGGTCATCGGCCTGCATTATCTGTTCTCCCGGCGCAGCGAGGCCGGCGCCGACCTGTTCTTCCAGCACGCGCTGTACGGCTCCGGCATCACGGCCAAGGATGATCCGATCAACCGCCTGCAGGTGTTCCTGCGCGACCATGGCATGCGTCACCAGCGCAAGTCGCGCGCCGAACTGGTCGCGTGCACGATCAAATCGTGGAACCATTATTGGCGCGGCGAGCGCTGCGGCCCGCTGTTCTGGCGCGTCGTCGGGCGGGACGAGCCGCTGCCGATGATCGACGAGTGGGGCGAGTTCCAGGAAGCCATGCTGCAGAAGGCGCTCCGGAAATGATCCCGCTCAAGATCGACGGGCTGTGGGCCTGGATCGCGACCGAGGATGACGGTCAGGAAGGCGTGCTGGGCCAGGCGACCAGGATCGGCTGGCTGCCGCTGATCGGCGCCGACAAGGATCGCATCGAATCCTACCGCGACATCGCGCAGGGCATTGCCTATCTCGGCACCCATGTGCAGCTCGTCCAATTCACCACCCGGACCGATCTCGAAACCCTCACCACGACAGCCAAGGAGCACGCGTCATGAACTCGTCGACGATCATCTTTCTGATCAACGATCACGCCAGGGCGCTGCTGGCGACTTACGAGGTCGACGCGGAAGGTCGGCCGGCGCCGCGCACGATCTTCAAGACGCTCGATCCTTACATCAAGGTCGGCGATTTCGTCATCGTGCCGACCGACACCCGCCATTTGATGACGGTGTGCAAGGTCGTCGAGGTCGATCACGATCTGGATATGGATACCCAGAGCGACATCAAATGGATCATCAGCAAGGTCGACACCACGGCCTACGAGCAGATCCGCGCCCAGGAAGCCGTTGCCATCGCCACCGTCAAGTCGGCCGAGAAGGCGAAGAAGCGGGCCGATCTGCGCGCGTCCGTGCTGCTCGACAGTGCCGCGGCGATCAAGGCGCTGCCGATCTCGGCGTTCGATGGCGAGGTGGCTGTCAAGACCGAATAGGAACTCGTGGCTGTGACCTTCTGCCCTTGGTCACTAGAGGAGCAGCCACCCCGAATAGCATGCGCTATTCGGGTGACTCGCAAAGAGTCGGAACGAGCCGGGTGGAAGCGCCGACCCCGTGGTGTCTGAGGGTGTAGGGGTCGGCAGGGAAGCCCGACGAATTCGAGATTGACCGTGACCTGGTGCCCCGTCCCACAGGAGCGGTCAATATCGCGCCATGCGGCGCAGCCGACAATACACACTCGGAATATTGTCGGCTTGCTCGGACGGCGGGGATCGTGGGATAGGGCGAAGATCCCCGCCGGATGTGCCAGGGAGACCAGGATGGCGAGTTGTCCCAAATGTGCGCGCCGCCGCATCCGCAAGAGCCGTGATGGCCTGCGCTGGTGCCGGCGCTGCGGCTGCCTGCCGAATCAGAGGAAACTGCTGCGCGACGGCACGAAACGCCCGCCGGCCGAGGGAGAAAAACCATGAACTGGGACACCATCATCGGTTGGACCGGATGCGCGATCACGATCGGCATCACCGGAGCAACTATCTTCAAAAGCGTCCAGTTCGATCGCTGGCATAAGCGGCATATGGCCGAGGTCGACGTGTTGCTGCGCGAACTGCGGGCGTTCGATGCGCGGATCGACAGCCACCGGCTGCGCTTCGCGCTCTTTGCCGCGATGGCGTCATCCGATGTCAGTGACGACGCCAAGAACGTGATCTCGACGGCGCTGGCGATGGCCGGCTCGGTGGATGTGGATATGGGCCATGCGTGATTGACGAACTGATTGACGACCGGGTTCCATGTCACTAGTTTATGGACATGAGCGACGGACTGGCCGTTGCCGTTGGAGACCGAAATGAATGACGAACTCATGCGCCCAGAGGAACTGCGCGAAACATTGGCCGCGTTGCATTGGAAACCAACAGCCCTGTCCCGGATGCTCGGCTGTGTCCCTCGAACGGTCCAGCGCTGGCTTCGTGGCAAGTACACCGTCCCGAACGACGTCGCAGTCTGGTTGCGTCGGCTCGGTCATCTTCACGCCGGGCGCCCGGCGCCTGACAGTTGGCGCGGTCAGTCCGTCAAGATTGACCGGGCCAAACACCCCGCCCGCGATCCCAAGGAATGACCGGGCCCGGTGTGCCGCCGCAGGTGATGCAGCCGCGCTTCCTCAGCCGCAAACTGGCCGCGGCCTGGGCCGGGGTCAGCGTCGCGACCTGGGACCAGGAAGTCGCGGCCGGCAAATGGCCGGCGGGCGAGCCCCGTGGTGCGAAGGGCGGCAAGCTGACCTGGGACATCAAGAAGCTCGAAGCGCGGGCCGACGGAAGCCCCGGACCTGGGGGACCGGTCGATGACTATGAAGTGGCAAGGGCCAAAGCTGCCGCCCGGCGTCAGCGCGACGCCGGGCAAGCCAAAGGCCGACGGTAGCGTCAGTTGGTATTTCTATTACAAGCCGACCAAGACCAAGCTGCTGCAGACGCCGGGCACCCCGGCGTTCGAGCGCGAGGTCCAGCGCGCGGCCGGTGCCGGCGCCGAGCCGGTCGTCAAGGTCGAGACCTTGAGCGACATTTGCGACGGCTTCGAGAAGTCGGTCGAGCATAAGCGCTGCGAGCCCTACACCCGCCTGACCCGCGAACGGGTGCTGGAGAAGATCCGCTTCCGCTGGGGCGAGTACACGGCGGCGCAACTGTCCGACCGCCGGTTCCGCGGCGAGATCAAGGAATGGCGCGACACGATGTTCGACACGCCGAACATGGCCGACAAGTCGGTGCAGACGCTGCAGCGCGTGATGTGGTGGGCCTACGACGGCGGCAAGATCCAGTACGACCATTCGAAGAAGATCGGGCGCTTGTCGGCGAAGCAGCCGCGGGCTGAAAAGGTCGTGACGCCCGAGCAGGAAGTCGCCCTGCTTGCCTGCGCCACGCCGGCCGACCGGCGGTTCTACCTGCTGGCGCGCTACACGGCACTGCGCGAAAGCGACCTGTGCATCCTCAAATGGTCGGACATCGGTGCCGACGGCTTCATCGAATGGCTGCACAGCAAGACCAAGAAGACGACCAAGGCCCGCAGCTACTACGCCCCGTTCGCGCTGCCGCCGCTCCGAGCCCTGCTCGACGAGATGCCGCGCTTCAGCATCTATCCGTCGAACGAGCCGTCGGACCTGATCCTGTCGACCGACACCGGCCGCGCCTTGACGCCGAAGAACCTCAAGTACCGCTGGGCCGCCTGGTGCGCGCGGGCGCAGGCGCTGAACCCGACGCTCGATTTCAGCGACATCCATTTCCACGATCTGCGCCGCACCACGAACCAGGATCTGTTGAACGCCGGCTGCACCAACGCCGAGGCGGCCAGCATCACCGGCCATCGGGTCTCGGACAGTGCCGATGGCGCGGGCGGCTCGTTCGAGATCTACGCCAGCCGCAGCCGCGCACTGGGCGAGGCCGCCTACCGCAAATGGGCGAGCCGGCTGGTCGCCGCCAGCACCGACAAAAAAGTCGTTCCGTTCCGTTCTTCCTGACAGTTGGAAAAACGCTTCCAACTCGCTTCCAACTAAACGCGCAAACCCGCGGAAACCCTCGACTTGGATTTGCACATGATGCAGGTCGAAACTGGCGGTTTCTGCGGGGTTTTTCGTAGAGTTGGAAAAAACTGCCCCATAGTTGCCAACTGTCTTATTTGCCGGTCCAACTTTTGGGACATAACATCAGTGTTTTATAGACCACCATCGAGCTTGACGGAAACAGCATCCGGGCGCTCGATTGTCGGTGGAATTACAGCCGAAGGGAGGTGATCCCTATCCCGCCGACACACGACTTCGGGCACATAAGAGTAAGCCCCGCCAGAGCGATCCGGCGGGGCTTTTCACATCAGGGCCGGGTCGTCCTAAACCGGCGCGAACGTCGCGTTGGCGGTATCGAACGTGACGGCGGTCGCCACACCGGCAACGGTGACCGTGACGACCAGCTCGGCCGTGATGGTGCCGTTGGTGTAGGTGATGGTCGCGGTCCCCTCGGCGACGGACGTGATCGCGATCGACGTGTCGTCGACGGCGAGGGTAACGGTAACGATGGCCGGATTATCCACAGCGACGGTCCCTCCGGTCGGTGCCGGCACGACGGTGCCCGCGGCATCGGTGAACTTGAGCGGCACGGTCGCGATCGTGCTGAGCGGGGTCGAAAAAGACTGAGACATGGGTACACCCTTCCTGATGATGATCCTGATCGACACCGGCTTTCCCCGGTGCCACCAGGCGAGCCATTCACGCTTCAAGTTGCGCCGCCTTCGCCGCGGCCTGATCGCCCAGCGCCTTCGAGACGCTGTCGAGCAACCTGATCTGGTCGGCGGTAATTTGTTCGCCGCTCAAGATTTGTTCGATCACCGGCAGAACCGCTTCCACGTCGGCGCTCAATTCCGGAACCAGGGCGATCAGTGAACTGATGATCTGCAGGATGGACAGCATCACGGCGTTCCTTTCATCAGGCCCTTGGCGGCCATATAAGCCGAAAACTGAGTCAGTTCGTCGGTCGCGACCGTGAGCGCCGCCGCATCGACGTTGCCGCCGGTCTCGGCTGCGGTGACCAGCGGTGCCAGATCGGTCGCGGCCCGGACCCGATAGGTCTCGATCTGCCGCACGACGGCGACATCGGCCTTGCCGGAGTTCTCATAGATGATCTCGGCCGACACGGCGGCGGCGTAGGCCGATTGCAGCCCCGCCACGGTGTTGACCGCGTTCGGCTGGCCGTTGACACAGCCGGCGAGCAGCAAGGCCCCTGCCAGCGCTCCGGCGCGCGTCACTGCGGCTGTCCCGTCACGATCGTGGTCGACGGTGCCTTCTGCAGGGCGGCGGCGAGCGTTTCGGCATCGGTGACGACCGTCTGCACGGTCGGGTTGGCCGGATACATGATCTTGGCCGCGCCGAGCACCGCTAGCACGATCGGGATGAGCGCGGTCCAGACATTGGCCGGCAGCAGGGTCTGAATGAACGGGGCGGCGGCGATCAGCACAGCACCTTCCGCCGACGAGAATTCCTTTAGCCGATCGAGCAGGCTATAGGGCGTCACCGTCGGCGCCGCCGCGGGAGCAACCGGAACGTCAGGCATCATCCACCTTCCCTGTTTCCATGATCCGGGCCAGCGCCTCGCACCGGGCCGGCGTCTCCTTGTGCCAATCGGATTTCAGCATCTCGGCCGCGGCCTTGGCGTAATTGCCGAACCGGCAGCACGAGATCATGTTGATGAAGCCGAGCAGCCCGGCCAGCCCGAGCTGGAACGCCATCTCGACCAGCGCGCCCTGGCGGATGCCATCGAGCGTGGCGAACCAAGTGAACACACGGCCGACGTGGTCTTCGGCCTCGGCCATATCCGCATCCAGCCACGCCATCGCCTGCTCGGTCGTAATATCCGGGAACCCGGCGAGCGGCACATGCTTGACCGGGCTCAGCAGATGGCCGGCGCCTTGGGTGGCATAGCCCTCGCTGTCGTAATAGGCCGCGAGCCGCACGCCTTCGTGCAGGATCAACCGCGCCCGCAAGATCGAGAGGCTGGTGGCGTCCATCAGATCACCATCACCTTTTCTCCGGCGACGGCGCTGCCGACTTCAACTTCTCGATTTCCGCGTTCAGCCGGGCAATCTCGTCTCTCGCCGCCATCAGCGCCGCCTGCATCTGCATCGAATTATTGATTTCCACCGTCAGGCGCTGGGACAGCACCGTCTGGCTATAGTCCGGCGGCTTTGGCGCGTCGTCGGCCATAGCGAGACCGGGCAGAAGCAAAAGAGCGGGAAGTAGGTATTTCACATCGACATCCTTCTGGAACATCAACAGCCGCCGGGTGCGTGGGTGTAGAGCGCGCCCGCGTTGTTGACGCAGACGGCCAGATTGCCGCCCCCGCCAAGATTCGAGAGTGTGACGACGCCGTTGCTGCGCTGGACGGTCAGATAGCTTCCCAAGAACGTCCCGGCATCGTTGAACCCGATGACCGCGAAGTTCGAGCCGGCGTTGCTGCCGGTCTCTGCCGAACTGTCAATACCGACGCTAATGCGCGCCGCTTGGTTGGTGGCGAAAGTCTCTGACCGGAACGTGCCGGCCGCCCCCGTGATCATGCCGCCGGTTGCTAATTCTGCACCGGCACCAGTCACGCCCCACAGCACCGTGTCGGCCGCCCCGTTCGCGCCGCCGTTGGTCACCGCGAAGTCATACGAGTTGGCATGCCCGCCGATCGACCCGTCGGTGCGGAAGCCATAGAACGGGATGGCGGCGAATCCGATCGGTCGCCACAGGAAAGCGGTGTTGGTGGCACCATAGGACAGGAATGAATAGGCTTGGTTGCCTCGGGCCTGATAGCAAGACTGCGCGGTTAGTGTGATACCGGCGCAGTCGAAGCCGACGCCACCCTCGTCAACTGTCGGCAGGGCGGAATAGGTGACTGAGCCGGTGCCGGTCGCTTTAGCATTAAGCGTCACTATCCCGTCCACGACATCGACCGACAGGATTGTGGTGCCAACCGGGACGCCGGAATTTGCTATGACGTAGAGGCCGGGGCGCAGTCGGGATGCGTTCGTAACACTGGTCAGCGTGTACGAGCCCGTCGTGGCCGTTGCGGTTCCAGTAGTCAGCAGCGGCGCAAATGCCGAGGCGTTGTTCGCGATGTCGACCTCGGCCACGACGCCGTGATTCATCTGCGAGCCGGCCGAGATGGTCAGCGTCGCGCCCGTCGCGTTGCCGGTCGCGGCCTGCGAAACGGTTATGGTGTTTGCCGTATGCTGGGCGATATAAGTGCCGGCGGGGAATAGGGCATTTGACGACAGGAATTGGCCGTTGTCATAAACACCCGCCGTAGACGCGATCGAACTGATCGTCCGCGAGCCCGACGAAATATTTCCCGTCGTCGTGAAACTGTTCAAGAACAGTTCGGGTATCATCCCCCAAGCCTTGTCCTGGGGGTTCAAATATGCCTGCGAGCCAGCCGGCGTGCCTGCGGGATTGCTGGCACCAGCATTGATTTGAAACCAGCCAGACACGGTGATTGCGGTGATGTTGTTCGACCCGTCCGCGGTCCAACTGGTGATCTGGCCGTTGAAGGGCGGGATGTCGCTCGACCGAATCCATTCGCCGACTGCGGCGAACGTCTGCCCGGTCTGCGGGATCGGCGCGGTCGGCGTGAAGGTGGTCGGCGTGAAGGTGCCGGGGCCGCTCCATGGTACGGGTTGCGTGTCGGCACTGACGCAGAGGCCCGCCATGCCGTTCTCGTAATAGGTCGACACCTGACCCGGTGCCGTGTAACCGGAGATGCAGCCTGGGCGATCGGCGCCAACCGCGAAGTTGGCCGCCATGGTGGTGTTGAGGTCGCCGTATGGCTTGGAATTGGTGACCGAGATCGGCCCGGTCGACGAATAGAGCGCGTTCGTCGCGAGCGGGCTCGTGTTGTAGTAGCCGATCCCGCCGATGCCAAAGAGCCAGCTCGGAAAGGGACCGGCATAGGGGTTTGTCGTGCCTTGGGGGCCGATATAGACCGCTTGGTTGATCAGGCTTTGTCCGCAGTCTTTGAGCAGCGTGCCGAGCGTGTTGTTCCAGCATGCGAGATTGCCGACGCCTGCACTACCCGGCCCGACGATGCCGCTGATCACGAACGGGAACTGGTAGATCTGCCCGTTGATGTTGAGATCCAACGGCACCGTTGCGGCACCATTGTAGCTGTTCAAGCTGATGAAGCCGTTGCCATTCAGCGACACGCCCTCGCACAATTGGACTCTGGGATTGGCCGGATTGGGGTCACTGGAGATGCAGAACGGCAGGCCGCCGTTCTTACTGATCCCAAGTTCGGTGAGATTGCCGGCCGTCGCTGGGCCGGCGTCCTTGAGAATGCCCGAGGTGACCCATTGCGCGGCGTGGCCCGGTGTCACCGTGCCGGATTGCTGGATGGACTGGGCGAGCGCCGGGCCGGTGACGGCCAGCAGGGCGAGGGGGATCAGGCTGCGGCGCATGGCGGCGCTACTGCCGGCAATTGACGTAGAGCGTGGCGCCGCTCAGTGCGACGGACGCGCCAAACGTAATCGCGGTGGTCGAGACCGAAGCTATGTCGGTAACGGCGGCTGTGCTGTTCGACGACACGTTGCAGACAGGCGCGGCCCCCCACGTCTTGCCGAAATTAACGGTGATGGAGGTCTGCGCCGTCCCAGTCGTCACGGTGAACGCATTGTCGTTGCCGCTGGCGATTGCCGAACAGCCGGTGCCGCATGACGGACCAAAGCCGCCCGTCACCCAATGGCCTGCACCGTCCAGCGTCAACCCATTAACTACCGTCGTCGTGCCGGTTGCGGTGGTGCCGAAGACGGCCCGAGTGCCGGTCGCCGCGCCCGTCCAGTTCTCCGTGGCCTGGAACAAGACGGTGTTTCCGACAGTGTAGGCTGATCCCGTGTAGCCGAAGGTCTGGATCGCCCCCAGCGTCTCGCCCGATAGCACGGCGGTCTTGGATGCGTTCGTGCCGTCGGCCCTGCGGAACGTCAGATCGCCGAGCGCGCCGAAGGCGTCCAAATTCAGCGCGGTGTTGGTGGCGTCGACGTTGGCGATCTCCAGTAGCGTTCCGGCAACGGGTGCTGCCGGGAGCGCCGTGACGTTGTTTGTAATAAGCGGGTTTCCGGCGAGAGACGGCGATGTCGCGAGCACAGCGGCGCCCGTGCCGACGGTAGTCGTGATTAGCGTGCCGTTGATCTTGAACGAGTTACCGGTAGAAAATGTCGTGTCGAACGTCTTGTTCGTTAGCGTGTCCGTCGTGGCCCGGCCGACATAGGTATCGGTGCCCTGAAAGGTTAGCGTCGTGGCATCGGTACCGGCGAGCGTCAGGCTGTTGCTCGCCGCGAGCGTCTTGCCCGCCGCCAGCGTCAACGTACCCGTACCAGTCGTGATCGTGTTGCCGTTCAGCGTCGTGGCGGTCGCGGCGCCAAGAGCAGGCGTCACGAACGTCGGTGACGCCGCGAAGGCGAGCGCGCCGCTGCCGGTCTCATCCGAAATCACGCCAGCCAGTTGGGCCGAGGTCGTGGCCGCGAAGACGCCCAGATTATTGGCCGTAGTCGTGACCGTGCCGCTGGTCGGTAGCGTCACGGTCGTGGGGCCTATCAACGTGAAGGTCAGGCCGCCCGTGCCGCCGATACTGAATAGGTGGCCGCCGATCGAGACGACGGTCGATGCGACCGAACCCGAACCAGGCCCGGCCGTCACATCGCCGGTCAGTTGGGTGAGGCCGCTTGCACCGATCGCGGTGCCCTGCTGGGCGTGTGCGGCGAGCGGCGGCCCGAGCAGCGCGAGCAGGGCGACGAACCGGGCGCGCATCAGAGGAAGTCGGCCGACAGAAAGGCGTGCGTCGAGGCCGTCTTGCTGAAGCAGCCTGTCGTCGACACGCCCATCGTAATGCCGGCGCTGAACACGGCTGGCGTCGGGAAGGCTGCGGCGAACGACGTCGTGCCGGACGGGAACGCGTAGCACTTGAACGGCGTCACCGCGCCGTCGGCTGGGGCGGTCGTGGCATTGTAGAGCATCAACCACCAGGCCGCGCCCGACAGCGTCGAATCCGCCGAAACCTCGAAACTATAGAGCGAGCCCGGCGTGGCTTTCGCGACCAGGTTCGCTGCCAGCGCCGCCGTCGAGGCTGTGGTCAGCGTCACCGGGGCCGGCGTGATCGTGCCGGTCACCGGCATCGCCACCGACCCGGCCGCGCCCGTACCGACGAAGGTGTAATCGACCTTGCCGCTGGCTTCCTGGCCGGTCACGACATAAGGCGCCATCGACGTCTGGGCCAGCGCCGAGCCGCCGACCAGCACCAGGACCGCGGTAAGCAGGACGCGCAGGGTGTTCACCGCCGCCGCACCCATTCCAGCGCCAGCAGGAACAGTGCATACATGCCGATGCCGGTGAGCTGCAGCACCGACGGGTTCGGCAACACGCTCGACCAGAGCCACCAGGCCGAGAACAACCCGCCGGCTGTGAATAGCGACGACAGCGCAACGACGGTGCGCTGGCTCAGTGCTTTGAGTGCGAGCAGCAACATCTGAGTTGCTGCGCTGGCTTCTCGGGCAACGTTGGTTTGCGGGGGCGGGGTTGTTTGGGGCGAGATGGACGGGATTTCGTGTTCGGCGATGGCCTCGAACCCACGCGGCATCAATCGTCCCTACCTAGTCGGCTTGGCGCATACTCTCCTTCAAGTCACCAAAAGTCGTGAACTCTTGACTCTCAGTTGCCGTTTTCTTGATGACCCGCGAAGTGCCAATATGGAAGTTGCCCAAGACCTTAAACGCTTCGATCTTTTCCGACAAGGAAACCTTCTCGTCCATCGCAGCATTTGCGATCTGCATCGCTAGCTTAGCGAGAGACTTCGAAATATCATCATCTTTGCTTTGAGTCATCACTGATTGACCTGGCTGGCACCGGTCACCGCCATGCGGCCGAGGATCTTGTTGATGATGTCGTCGGCCGGCGAGGCACCGACATTCATGTGCGCGGCGGCGGCGTCGAGTTGCGCCTTCAACTGGTCCGGCGGCATCTGCAGAAGCCGGCCGATCTCGTTGCGCTCGCCCTCGTTGAACGGAGTCGCGCCGCCATGGTATGGAGCGCCCAATAGGCCGCGCGCCGCTTGGAAATACCGGCCGCGGCTCAGATCGGTGGCGACGTGCGCGATGTTCGCCAGGCTCTTGTCGACCTCGTCGCTGGCGGTCATCAATTCAGCCGTGACGCTGTTGGTGCCGGGCATCAGGCGCTGGTCGTTAGCCGCCAGTATCTGCTCTAGCTTGACGTCCTTAATGAACTGGTCGGCCGGCTCATCACCGAGGAATCGCCGCATCTTCGTGACGTACGCGGGCTGAAGCATGTCCTTCATCTTCAGCTTGCCGGACCGGGCTTGCGTGTAAGTATCATTGATCAAACCGCCCTTCGCGGCTTGCAACTCAGCCGGCGTATAGCGACTGACCTGCTTCTCGAAATCGCTTTCCGACACGGAACCGCGCATGAGTTTTGGCGCCGACTTATACGCTTCTTCCATCCGGATCGGCTCACCGCCAGCCGCGACCGCGTCCTTGTATGCGGTGTTTTTGAACAACTCTTCCCGCAGTTCGTCGAGAGTGTCCCGAACAGCTCGCCCCTTGGTGTCTAGGTTCGGCCGACCGAGCGCATCACGGTCGCGATACACCACGTCTCCGAGCGCCCGCTTGACATAGTCCCAGGTCTGCATCGTTGGGTTCTTGACCTCGATCTCTTCTTCGGTTTCCGGCCCAGGCCCCCATACAGGCTTCCCGGTCTGAGGATCGACGACAGCCTGGCCGGGCCTCATGACTTTGATTAGGCCGACGTCATCGGGGTTGCGCCCTTCTTCGGCCGCGATCTGCCGAGCACCGGCCAGTGCCTGCTTCACCGACGGGCGCTTCAGCAACTCGGTCAGCTTTTCACTTTCGAACGGACCGGTGTCGTTCGCAATGTCGTAAAGAGGCTTGGCCAGCTTCCGCAGATCGCGAACAGCGGTGTCGAAATTGCCCTGAACCATATGCGGATCGACGCCCGCCGCTTTGCCGAGCGAATTGATGATACGGTCCGGCCTCTCCTGCTGTCGTTGGCGCAGGAACGATTCTAGTTGGTCCGGCGTCAGACCTTGGCGGCGACCTATCGACAGCAACTGGGAGATCGCCGGCCTGCCGATCGTCTCAGCAGACGTAACCGGCTTACCAGCGAGGAATGCTTCGTCCTTCAGTAGATCGGGCAGGGTCTTGCCGGTTTTTTGGATCAGTTCCCTGACGTGTTGCATGGCGAACTCGGTCGCCTTCTGCTGTTCAGCCGGCGTTAATACCTTCGAGCCGGCCGGGCTGCCGGTCACCGCTTGGACGCCCTGTTGCCAAGCCGCAGACAGCGCCGACGTGATCCGGGCCGCCGCCGGTTTGGCTAGGCTGCCCAGTGCCGGCAACGAACCACCGATGAGCCCGCCAGTGCCGGCGCCTCGAACGGCGTTCCACAGGTGCTCTTCCGGGGTCTTGGCGTCCTCGGCACCACCAGCGACAGCGCCGGCCGTGCCACCGGCAATGAGGCCGCGCCCAGCGCGTGCCAGCACGGTCTTACCGGCCGCAATCGCATCGCCCATAGCTCCCACGCCCGGCGCCGCCAACCCGCCGGCCAATTCGGTCGCAACGGCGCCGACAGGGTGCGCGTCGGAGAACTTCTTTTCGGCCCCCTCGCGAGCCTTCAGCGTGGCTCGATACGCCTCGCCGGCCGAATACGGCTGCTTTGCCCCGACAAGCGCGCGGCCCGTATTTTCGATGCCGGTCCCGATCGCGGCCTCGCCGGCTGCCAACTGGTCGCTCAGACCCCAGGTCAAACCCTTCATTCCAGTGTCAAGCGCGCCGGCAAACTGGTCACGTTGGAGCGCCCCCGCGAACTTCTCGGCGGCGGCCTGGCTCGGACTGCCGACCGTCGTTTTGGTCGCCTGATCGAATTCGTTCCGGACCGCGTCTAGTTGGTCGGCGGACACCTTCGGCGCGACCACTTCCTTGAAATAGTCCTGCCGGGCAGATTCCTGCTGGTCGGGCGGGAGCGCCTTATATTCATCGCTGGCCGCGACATCTTTCCATGCCTTGGGCATCAGTCGCCCCACAGGTGAGCGTGCGGGCTCTGGCCGGCGGGCGCGTCGCCGGTCGGGGAGGATTTCTTGCGGCCGAACGTGGCGCGCTGCTCATCCATGACGGCGCCCGGCGCCTTCGCAACCGCATCGCTTTCCTGCCGGATCATATCCATTGCGATGTTGATGACCGCCTCCGGATCGTTGTTCTTAAACAACTCTGCGGTCTCCGCTCGGGCTGAGTCGGACGACGATCCGCTGCGGACCAGCACCTGCGTATAGGCCGACCGCACCGCCTGCAGTGCGATGGCCAGCTTGCGGACACGCGTATCGCCGACGCCGGCATCGACCGCCATCTGCACCGCATTCGCCGTCGGATAGTTCGAGCGCGGCAATTCGTGCGACGCTTGCAGCGCCTGCGGAATCAGCACGTCCAGTTCCTTGCGGCCAAGACCGATCCTGCCAGCGGTCGTGCCGACCGTGCGCAGCGTGGCGCCTAGCGCCTTGAACGCCTGCATCTGGAACGCCTGGTCTTCGGCTGAGATGCCCTGCTCCGTCATCCGGCTGGCGATGGTGTTGCGCAGGGCCGCGATGTTGGCCGAGCCTTGCGTGCCGCGACCGACGTTCTGGAACACCGTGCCATCGCCGGCCAGATACTGATCGGCCATTTCACTGAGCGTTTCCGGCTCCAAATCCGGCTTGACCGCCTTCATCTGCTTCTGGAATTCGACCTCTTCCTGTGCCGTCGGCGGCTTGCCGTACATGTCGGTGAAGTCGCGCTTGAAGTCGGTCAGCAGTTGGGTCTGAACCGAACCGGCCGCCTTGCCGGAGTTTTGGACCTCGTTGTAGATCGCCAGCGTTTCCGTCGAATTCGGCGGGCGGCCGAGTTGGGCGGTCTTCTCGGCGATCTTTTCCTGGATGGTCTTCAGTTTCAGGTCGTTGCCGAACGCCTTGACCTCATCCTTGTATTTCGACGACGCCATGAACGCCTGTTCTTCCGCGCCGGATGGCGGCTTGCCGTTCGTGGCCAGATAGTCGCGGCGCCAGTCGGTCAGGATCTGGGTCTGGGCCGATCCGCTCGGCGTCTTGCTCGAATTCATGACCTCGTTCGTCGCCGCGAGCTTTTCCATCGCGGTCAGCGGGCGGCCGAGTTCCTTCGCCTTCGCGTTCTGAGCCTCGTCGATCGCCTGCAACTGCAGATCGCTGATCGTGTTTTTGACGCCGGTCGTGATCGACGAGTACGGGTTCGGCCGCGAGAACACGTTCTTGATCTGCTGCTGCGCCTCCGTGAAGGCGAGCTGCTTTTCGATGATCTTCGACGGGTCGCCGCTCTGCTGCGCCTCGTTCAGTTCCTTCTGGGCGTTGGTCAGGGCGAAGGTCGATTGCACTTCGAGGTTCTTGCGCTGTAGGTCCGGCAGCACCGTCAGCAGCCCGCGCGCGGCATTGGCGCGGCTTTCCTGCAGGCTGCCCAGATCCTTATACAGCCCGGCCTCGTTCATAAGCGTCGCGGCCTGGTCGCCGTATTTCGCCGCCGTCGCCGTGAGCAGCGCCTGCCCTTCGGCCATGTTGTTGTGCATCCGGTCGAACGCGTCCTGATAGTCCTGGTGCTGCATGTTGTGGCGGTCGAGTGCTACGTGAATGTTCTCTTTCCAGGCGTCGTAAGCCTGGTTGTAGCTTTCCTCGTCCCGGTTCTTGATCGCCTGCATCGCTGCGGCCGAGCCGTTCAGCGCGTTGATGATCGGGGTATGCGTAAAGGCACTCGCCGCGATGGCGAAGATCGAGCCGAACGAACCGAACGCCTCGATCGGATCGGTCGAACGCTTAGCCTTCTCCTTGGCCGCGTCCCACTTTGGCAGATCGACCGGTTCGATGCCGGCATACTTGGTGTCGACGTCCCTGCGGTCCTTGGCGTAATCGGTCTTGATCTGCTCGCGCACCGGGTCTTGCTCGGCTTCCTTTTTCTTCTCGATCGTCTGCAGTTTCGCGACCGTCGGCTGCACCCAAGACGTGTCGGCGCCGCCCAACGCCGTCTTGGTCAGTGCATCGAGATTGATGTTGTTGAGCGCGTCGGACATCTCAGCCGCCGGCTACCTTGGGCGTCCCGAACCCGTTGATTGACGAGGCGAAATTCGCAATCGCCGAGCCGGTGTCCTTGGTCTGCTGCTGGTTGATCTTCAGCAGGTTCTCGTAGATGCCGCTCGACAGTTGCGTCTCGTCGATCCCCTGCTGCAGCAGCTTGTCGGCGATCGAGAACGATTGCGTCTGCGCCTGCAGATCGATCTGGGCCAACGCCTGCTGCTCTTGCTGGCTGCCGGCGAGGCCCTGCGCCGCGAACTGAGACCGCATGGTCGCCTTGGCCGCCGCCGTCGCCTGGTTGATCGCGGCTTGCGCGCCGGGCGGCAGCGTGCCGTTCTGCAGATACGAGCCGAGTTGCTTGCCTTGCGCCGAAAGCTGGTTCGCCTGCGCGGTGATGTTGCCAAGCTGCGCCGGGTTCTGGTTCTGTAGCAGGTTGTAGCCCAGCCCGGCGCCGCCGACGATGGCGGACGGGTTCTTGGCGATGAAATCGGTTACGCCGTTTTCCGGAATGCCGAGCGAGTTCATGATTCTGCCGGCGGTCGACGCGCCGTAGCCGGACCCGCCCGCAGCCGGTGCCGCAGCGCCGCCGGCCCCGCTCGTCGGCGTCAATCCGGTGCCCCCCGTGCCGGCACCGCCCGTCGTCAGTCCGGTGCCGGCCGAACTGCCGCCAAGCCCGAACCCGCCGGCACTGCCGGGATCGCCGCTGACGCCGCCGCCGAAGCCGGTCGCGACGTTGTTGCCAAGCGTGCTGCCCGGCGTCAGCCCGGCCAGGGCATCGGTGCCGCCGCCCGTGGTCAGGCCGAGATTGTTCGCGACGCCGACCGCATCGCCCGTGCCGGCCGAGATACCGGCGCCGCCACTGGTCAGATCGACCGGAGCCGCGCCCGCCGGGGCAGCGCCGCCGATCGCCGACGCGCCGCCGGCCGTCGACCCGCCAGCACTGGCACCGCTTGGCGTCAGCGCGCCGGAAATACCGCCGGTCACCGCCCCGGTGAGCGCGCCCGACACCGGGCTGCCGCCCGTGATGCCTGAATTTACCAGCCCGGCGCCGGCTCCGATCAGCGCGTCGCTGCCGATCGCGCCAAAACCGGTCGCACTGTCGACTAGGCCACCGGCACCACCGAGACCGCCGAGCGCGCCGCCCGTGATGCCGCCGGTCAAGGCGCCGATCCCGACATCGCCGCCCGTGATGGCGGACGTGCCGGCGCCCAGCGCCGCACCCTCGGCCGCGGTCGTCGCAATGCCGGCCGCCGTTGCTCCAAGACCAATATCCGACGCCAGAAACGCGCCGATCCCCAGATCAATTCCACCGGTCGGCATCACATCACCTCGAACGTTTGATCGGTGACGCGAACCCGGCAATCATGCAGATCCAGTTCGAGCGGCGTCGCGCTCACGACCCGGATGTACGGCGTCTTCGCCACGCCGGCCCGGCGGTTGTAGTAGGTGACCGCCTTCATCGGCTGGCCGCCATGGATCATCGCGACGACGGCGCCGGCAACGACATCGTGGAACTCGTCTTCAATGTGCTCGATCGGGGGGCGCCCCAGTTCTGCCAGTTGCGCCTGGACCTCGGCATGGAACCATTCCCCGATCGGCCGGAGCTGTTGGGGGCAAGTGTCGGGCCAGTCGGTGAACTTGAGCGAGTGGATCGGCACCGCGTAGTCCTCGTCGCCCTGTACCCAGCCCTTGGCCGACAACCAGTCGAAGCGCATGCCGATCCGCTGTGCTCCGACCGTTGCCGGCAGGTTCCCGGTCGGCACCTTCGTGACGATCTCGACGCAATCGGTCCGGGTGAACATGAAGAAAAACGCGTCTCTGGCGGCGGCCAGCGTCCACTTGCCTCGGCCGCTGCGCAGCACCGACGTGTGCAGTTCATAGAGGCCGGGCAGCAGCTTGTGGAAGATCGCCCCGCCGTGCGCGCCGCACAGCACGACGTTGTCCTGGTTGGCCACCAGCGCCGTCATGTCGAGCACGCCCTTGCCGCCGATGAACGGGCGCACCGCATCATCGTTGATGATCGTGTTGATCACCGTGGCGTCCGACTGACGCTCCAACATCGGGATGGGCATGACGGCCTGCAGCATCGCCGCTCGCTACCCGTTCAGCCGGATGAAGGGGATGATGCGGTTGTAGAGCCGCCCGAGCCGGCGCTGGATCGCGTCCTTCGGCACATCGGTGAAGATGTCGACCAGCAGATCGCGCGCCCCCATGCGCTCGGCCCAGTGCCGGAACTCGTCGTACATCGCCAGGCCCTCGTCCTCGCCCCCCTTGCCGCGCATGAGCACGAAGACTTCCTGCACGTCGGCCATCGGCTGCAGCGGGCTGCGCACGATCTGCGCCAACGCCACCGCATGCTCCGATCGGACGAACAGGAACTCGTTGCTCTCCATGCAGCCCTTCAGCCAGCCGATGAACATGCGGTCGTTCAGATGCGGAAAGCGCGACATCAACCGCTCCATCAGAAGGACGCCCCAGACGTCCAGATCCGGCAGCGCGAACCGGGTGATCGTGACCGGCAGATACGGCTGCTGCGCGATGACTTCGACGACATCGCCCCGGCGTGCCGCATTCATTGCCCGCGCCCGTTCCGATCGGCGTTCCCGTTCATCATCCGACAGGTTCATCTGCGCCACAATCAAACTCCGAGTTTATTGCTGGCTTGATAATGTTCGTTGAAGTTTAGAACGATCCAGGTCGCCAGATCCCCAGGAGAGTTCCAATCTACATCAGTCAGATCATTACCGCCAATCGCCAGGACGGCGTTTTGATTATTGTGCATTTCTTGGTGTTGATAGATCCATACACCCATATCGTTGACGTTGAACTGGTCAAGCGGATATTCGGGTAGCCTGGCTCCGACGTCCTGGAAAATGACCCGGTTGATGTCGCGGTGATGCGCCATGTGCGCGAACGCCCACACCGCCATGCTTTCCGGCGTGCTCGGGATATTGGCGATATCGGCCAGTCCCATCAGGTGTAGCCCTGGACGGCGACCCGGTACGTCCCACCGGTCGGCGTCAGCGTGCCACTCGTGGCATTCGTCGCCCGGACCGAGACCACGCCGGCCGCCGAGACCCGGCCATCGAGCAGGATGCCAGCCGCGACGGACGCCGGCCGCCCGAGCGTGACGATGTCATTGATCGCGGCGCCGACGACGGCGATCGTCTGATCTTGGCTGGCACCGGCCGCCACGACGCTCCATGTCAGGCTCGCGGTCGTCGAAATCTGGCGCGTGATCGGCGTCCCGGTGCCGATCTGGATCGACGCGCCGCTGAGCTTGCCGGTGAAGGCGGCAGTCGAGCCGGCCAAGGGTCCGGTGAGCGTACCGCCCGTCAATAGCAGAAACGTGCCAGTACCGCCGGCCGGGCCGGTCTGCAGGTGAAAGCCGCCCGCACCTGCGTTTAGCGCCGCGTCATAGATCAGCGTGATCAGGTTGCCGATGATGATCTCGCTGCCGGCCAGAGCGACCGGCCCGGCCGGCGAGTCCTTGTAGACCGACAGGGCCGCCAGACTGCCGAGCCGTGCCGTGGTCGCCCCGGTATTGGTCGCGACCGCGACGGCCGAGAACGGCATGTAATTGACGTAGGCCGCAACGGTTGGGGCGTTCCCGACCGGGCCGAGCGTGAGCGCATTGGTGCCGGTGACCGTGCAGGGGATGGCGACAAAGGCGCCGAGCGCCGCAAAGTCAGCGTCGAGCTGCGGCGTCGTGACCGTGGTCGCGTTGGCGAAGATGAACGGCAGCGGCATATCAGCCCCTATATCCCCAAGCTTGGTTTTCCAGGATCGCGGAAATCAGCGCCATGTCGGCGGCATTGGTCGTGATCGTCAGGCCATTGAGCACGCCGTTCTGACCGACCGCCGTCGGCGGGAACACGACAATGCCGGTCGCCCCGCCGCCGCTCGTGCCGGCGAGCACGACATGCGCGTTGCTGGCATTCAGAAACACGACCGAGACATTTGACACGTTGACGAACGCAATCGCGCCAGGGACGAGCGTGATCGTGTATTGTGCGGATGTATTCTCGTCATCGACGCCAACGGTCAATTGCGGGCTCAGCGAACTATAGTAATAGGCTAGACCCCAGATGCGGTTGGCCGTCTTGCTCACCAGATAAGAGCCGGGAGTGTCCCATAGTTTCGACTGGACGCGCTTGGTGAAGCCGACCGCCGGCTGCTGAAACAAGGGATAGATCGATGTGCCATCGGTGCCGTAAGCGGTCAGCACCGAATTGATTTCTTGGCTGGCAACATAGATCAGCGGCACATCCTGTTGCGAACTCCACCAATTTTTGCCATTCCACATGAACAGCTTGTTCACCTGCTGGTTTGTCACGACGTCGATCACCGGCAGCAGCACCATATAGACGCGCTTGCCATAGATGATCGCCTTGGCCGCCGACGGGACGAACCCGCCAAAATTCGGCACGCTGTTGTAGACGCCGTCCAATGCCTCGGAAATCTTGGTGACCGCGCCGCCATAGGACACATGCACACCGAACGCGTTGGCGAACACGATATTTCGGCTGAATACCTGCACCGTCGGACCATAAGGCGTGCCGATCTCCGGGTCGGCGTTTTGGTTGGTGAACGTCGTCGTCACCGGGTTGCCGCTGGTCTGCACACCCGAGATGTAGTTGATCGAACTGTCGGCGATCAGGTACAGGAACCCGTTGGTCTGGATCAGTTTGGTGAAGCCGACGCGCAGGAACGAATCGTTCGAGTTGAAGCCACCAGCCCCGTCGCCGACGTTGAAATCGGTCAGCGATTCGGGCGCGGTGAACTCGATCCGCGCGACGCTGGCGAGCCACAGCCGCGACTGATAGGTCTCGACCGCATTGCCGGACTGGCCGAACGGCATGAGATCGACCGTCGCTTGCGCCACGATGTTATTGGGATCGGTGATGAACACCGTCGGCGGATCGCTCGACGAATAGCCCTGGCCAGGGGCCGTGACGCTGAGCCCCGTGCCGACACCCCCGGTAAGGGTCACCACGCCACCAGATCCACCGCCGCCGATTAGCGTCACGGTGGCTGTGCTGGTATAGCCGGCACCGGGATCGGTCAGTGTCGCGCTGCTGATCGTGCCGCCCGTGACGGTGACGATGCCCGTCGCCGTCCGGGCAGTGTTGCCGCCGGAAAACGCCAGAACGACCTGGTCGATCGAGCTATAGCCACTGCCGGGGTTGGTGACCGTGATCGCATTGATCGCGCCATTGTCGACGGTCGCAAGGAACGTAGCGCCAGTGCCGGAACCACCAACGGCGGTCACTGTCGGCACCGACGTGTAATCGAGCCCACCGTTCAGGATCGTGATGTCCGGGCCGAGCGACCCCGATGCGAACAAGGTGGTGCCGTCCCAGATGAACAGACCGTTCGTCTGCTTGGCGATGATGGCGATGTACTTGCTGCCCCATTGCGTCATGTCGACCGATGTGACGCTCGGGTCAACGATCGTGCTGGGTCCGCCGATGATCGTGGTGTTGCTCGTCGTCGTATTGACCGCCAGCAACGCGCCATTGCTCAGCAGCACAATCATGTAGGGCGTGGCCGCTATATTGCCGAAATTGAACCAGACGACCCTGCTTGTCGGATCTGTGTCATTGAAGATCGATGGTCCGACGCCAGGCAAGGTGCGCAGATTGTTTTTCCCGAGCGGCATGAATCCATCGCACCAGTACATTTCCTCGTCTTTGATGCCCGGCCGGCTCGCATCGGTGTTGATGCCGACGAAGGTATCGAACACGATCGGGTGCGTGCCTTGTGGCAGATAGGGGTTCTCCGGCGTGCCTTCCGGCTTCGTCGCGTCCATCGCCTACCACCGACCGTAGGGGTTCGTCGGGCGTCCCGGTCGCGCATAGGTGCTGTATCGGTGAACAAACTGGTCGAAGAGTTCGAGGTAACCCCTTGCGCTATTCCAGTTTTGCATCTCCAACATCGCCAAGTGAGCGGCGAAATACGGCACGCCTTCGGTCCAGGGTTGCGGCAAAGCCTCGACGTCCTGATCGGTCGTCAGGTCCAGCGGCAAACAGAAGCAATCCCACTCGATCTGGTAAGCCTGCGACGGCAGCGGATAGAGGAAAAACGAGCCGTTCGTACCTTGCCCAAACTGTGCACAGAACGTCGGAACCCACTGATATTGAAACGGATATTGCCGGATCATCGCCTGATACGTGCTGAACGAGTAGCACGGCAGCGAATAGCGGTAATTCGCATAGATGATCGAGACTGACTTGATCATGTAGATCGCGCCGACGCCGGGAAACGGGCTGAGATCGACCTGGCTGAACGGGTAGACTTCCTGCCCTTCGCTGATCTGGTTGACGCCGGCCACGCGCACGGTCGCGGTCGCCCCCTTACCGTGCGGATCATTGATCGTCACCAGCGGCTCGAAATAGCCGTAGCCGCCGAAAGTCAGGTTGATGCCGGCGACCGTGCCGCCGATCTGGGTGGCAATCGCCGTCGCCTGCGCGCCATTCGGGAACGGCAGGTTGCCGCTCGGAAAGTCGGGCGGCGTGATCGTCACGGTCGGCGCGGTATAGCCGGTGCCGGGATTGGTGACGTCGATCTCGATCACGCTACCGGAGATCGGCGTCAGCACGCGCAGGCATTGGGCGCGCATCGCCACTTCACGCCTCGAACGATTGACATAGTCGATCAGGTCGCCCGGATTGATCATCTCCTGGCGCGCATCGTGGATCATGCGCTCCGTCTGTTTCATATAGTCGAACAGCGCGGGCATCAGCCTTGCCCCCCGCCGCCACCGGCCGGCTGCTCACCGAGCTTGTTCGCGCGCACCGGGTCACCCACTTGCGGATAAATGTAGGGCATCACGACCGGGTTCGAGAACCGGCGGGCGCGGTTGCGATATTCCTCATAGCGCGCGAACATTCGGTCGGCATCGGCCTGGCGTGCGGCCGACTGCGCCGACAGCAGCGCGTAATAGGCCGCCAGGAACGGGACCGCGTCGGTCCAGGGAAACGGGATCGCTTCGACCGTGGTGTCATCGAGCAGATCGATCGGATAGCACAGTGTGTCGAGCTGCAGCACATAGGCCGCGTCCGGCACCGGACTGACGAAGATGCTGCCGGCGACGCCCTGCGCGAACTGCGACCAGACCTTCGGCTGACCCTGCTGCGGTACCGGATTGTTCAGTTCATATAGCGAGAACCACTCAAACGGGCGCGGACGCATCCAGGCTTGGCCCGACGCGATCTGCAGCCAGCTCGTGCGGACATTGAGCACGCCACGCACCCCGACGGCCGACGCAAGGTTGATCGCCGAGAACGGATATTGCTGTGTACCGAGCGTGACCGGCAGCGTCGTGTAGATCCGGATGCACTCGGCGTCGCCCGCCATCTGACCGCGGGCGAGGTTGATATACTCGGTCAGATCCGACGCGGAATAAAGACTGTTCGGCGCCCCTGGATTCTGCAGAAGCTGCTCGGTCCGGGTCAGGTAACTTGCCAGCATGGCGCTGTTTCACCCTCCCGGCGAGACGGGCGATCAGGGCGCCGGCTGCAGGACGATCAGGTCCGGCGTCGAGCCCATGGTCAGCGTCACGGTCGCCGCCGTGGTCGGTGCCGACAGGCCGGAGACGACGATCGGCGTCGGCGTGCCGAGGAACAGGCCGCCGTCGTAGATCGCCGCGACCGAGGTCAGGGCTCCGGCCGTCTGCGCCAGCCCGATCTGGGCCGGACGCGGGCGCCAGGCGAGGCCGAGCTTGGCCGGCGTGGCGTTGGTCGTGGATGCGGTCGGCACGCCGCCGAGCGTGGTCAGCAGCGCGTTGGCCGCGCCGAAGCCGGCACCGCCGGCCGTCACCGAGGCCGCAGTCACCGTCTGCATCACGATCGCCGACAGGGTCGCCCCCGTGCCGGCACCGGCCGCAGTCAGCGAGAAGGTCGAGATCGAGGCGAGCGGCGCGCCGTTGTTGGTGCACAGCACCCCGGTGATGACGCCCGTACCGAAGGTCGCCAGCACGACCGTCGCGGCGGTGATGCCCGAATTGATGTTCGGGTCGGTCGGGTTCGGCAGGAGCGTCGCCGTCGGCGCGGAGGCATAGCCGGCGCCCGCGTTCGTGAAAGACACCGCGCTGACCGTGCCGTTGGCGATGGTGGCATAGGCCGAGGCCGCGATGCCGCCGATGCCGTTCGCGTTCGAACTGGGACCGGCCGGCGCCGGGATGAGCACAAGCGGGGCGACACCATAGCCGGTGCCGGCGTTCGAGATCGTGCTGACCGACAGCGCGCCACCGACGATCGGCGACCAGGTCGAGTTGCCGGCGCTGGCCGCCACAGTGGTGGTCGACTGGACGTAGTTCGTGCCGCCGCCGGTCACTTCGGCGCCGACCGGACAGCCGGTCAGGTTGGCCAGGCGAGTATTGAACCCATCCGACTTGATGAAGCGCGGGCCGTCGGACCAGCCGGCGGTCGACGAGAACGCCCAGGTGCCGTTGACCGGGTCGACATACTGCGCGACACAATACGACCCGCCGCCGACATACCAATCACCGGACGGCAGCGGGATCGTGTCGCCGGGCGCCAGTGCCAGACGGTTGCTGCTGAAATCATACGGCGCGCTGAACAGTTCCGTCGGATACAGGTACTGAGCAAGCGGAAGCCCAATTCCGGGGCCGCTAAGCGGTTGGGGCATTATACCACTCCTCGAAGATGGGTAGCGCTGCTATTGCAACCGTAGATCATTACCATGAGGCGCCACCGAGCCCGAACCCCCAAAACCCCGAAACGGATTTTGCGCTCAGGAAGTCGTATCCGAAGATACAGACGCCCTGCTGACCGATCTGGCCGAGCGGAACCAAAGAATAGAAGCCGGAAAAGTCGAAGAACGCATCCTCGCTGACATAGAGGTTACTGTACTTGACGTTGCACCCGAAGATATTCCCCTTGGGTACGAAGTGATCGGCGAAGATCGGCACGCCGGATACATTCAGATTCGGGAAGGACGACCGGGCCGAACTGTTGATGTCGTACTTACTGGCGTTGCCCGGCGTGACGAACTGCTGCTCGTTGCCGATGAAGTCGCCGTTGAGCGTGGCGTGATCGGCCGGGTTCATGACGACGAAGGTCGGGGACTCACCGCCGGCATTGTCGGTCACATATTCGAGGAACGCCGCCATCGCCTTGCGGGTGAAGCCGCTCGACCCGAGCGACCAGGGTGCGGCGCCGAGATTGATGTACTGGCCTTGGAACGCTTGGTTGCCGGCCGCGAGGCGGTTGATGCCGCCGTAGCTCGGGACGTTCGTGCCATTGTCGAACGCGTCGATGAACGAGTTCGGATAGAGCGAATTACCAGAATTGTTGGTGAACAGCAGCCGCGCCACGTTCTGCCGGGTGACGGCATAGGCGTCGTTCATGCGGGCCTTCAGCACGCTGATCTCGCGATCGGTCGCCTGGGTAACCGTTTCGCCGAACGGCAGCGGGATCGGCACAACCCAATAAGCCAGATTGAACTGGCCGTTCTGGATGCCGGGAATGATGTTCGGCGAGTTGAAGCCGCCGCCGTAGCCGGTGAACTGGCCCTGGACCATCGACTGGCCCTGCATCGGGATGGTGACCTGGTTCAAGCCGCCGGCCGCGCGCTGGGCACCACCCATCAGGTAGTAAAGCGTCGGAGATGCGAAATACATCTGCACGAACAGCTTCGGAACGAAGGCGCGTCGAGTAACAGCAGTTAGCTCATTGTAGAGCCCCCCAGTCGGCGCAACTCCAAGTCCAGGAATAGGCAAATTGACCTCCTACTAGATCAGCGCAGCGATGCCTGACACCGCTTGAGAAGGGGTGAATGGGCAGATGTCGATTCCGTATTGCTTGAGAAACGACAGGCTGAAGCTGATCTTGTCTTGAACGCGCTGACCCGACGGGTGCTGCTTATTCCAAAGCTCAAGATTTTCCGGCGCATTGTCGAGGCGAACGCCATTCAGGTGATGGACGGTCTCTTGCGCCAGAAGCGGGCGGCCGATCATCTTTTCCATGACCAGGCGGTGTTCCGGGACGTAGCGTTCACCGACGCGGCGAAGGCGATAGCCGTTCTTGTCGATCACGCCGTCGGGGTAGGTTTGCGCTGCGTCAGCGCATCCCTTCGAGCAGAACTTGGTCGTGTAATCGAAACTGCCGTGCGCCATGCGCCGCCGAGCAACGACCTTATGGCAGTGTTCACACTCGTGCGTCGGCGTCGGGATGCGCTGTTGCGCGTGGTAGCAAGCCGCCGAACAGAAGCGACGAGCCGCACCCTTCCGAGCCTCGTAGGCTTTCGCCTGGCTACCATGGATCGCGAATGTCACGGAGCAGCGCTCACAGGACATCTCGATCTTGGGAAGAGCGCGGTGGTTGCGCATCACCGACGCGAGCCGCCGCGGAAATCGTTGAGAGATTTATTGATGAGCACGTTGAGCGAGCGGTCGTCGTCGCCCTTGGCTTCCATCAGGCGCTGGCGCTCGGCCTCGTCGCTGTCGGTCTCCGTGTCGTCGAACAGGTTCCAGCCGCCCGAACCACGGGGCTGAGCCGGTTCCGGTGGCGGATTGAGGCGATCGAACAGGGCGGCGGCGGCTTCGAGATCGGGCAGCCCGCGCTCTTCGGCGAACTTCTCGACCGCGTCGATGCCCTGGTCGGTGTAGCCGGCCCTGGCCAGGCTGGACCGCTGACGGCCCCAGTTATCGGCGAATTCCTTGACCTTCTTGTCGGCCGCGGCCTGTTCCTTCTCGGCCTCGCGTTCGGCCTTCTCGGCGGCGAACTCGGACCGGATCTTCTCGACTTCGCTCATGACCTCGGTCTTGGCGTCGAGTTCCGGAATGACGGCGTTCGGATTGACCTTCTTGGTCGCCTGATGCACGAGCCGGCGCGCTTCCGGATGGGCCAGCATCGCCTGGTACAGCGTGGTCAACTGCTGCTGCGCGGCGTACTGCTGCTCGTCGATCTCGCGCGTGGCCATGATTACTTCGAGCCCCCGTTGGGCACATGGCGGATCGACAGGTCAGGCGACTTGGGCGACCCGGCCGGCAGGCTCGACTTGCGACCACCGATATCGATCTGCTCCATGTCGACGCGCACGATCTGGGCGTCGGCCTTCATGGGGAGAGACTTCGTAGCGTCCTGAAATAGGTTGCTGGCCATGATGAATTCCTATTGTCCGGGGGGCGGTTGAGGGGCGCCGCCTGATGGCGGGCCGGAGGCCGGGGGCTGCGCCGCCTGGGCGCGCATGGCCTGCATCTGCGGACCGGCCTGCTGTTGCCGCAGCATCATCTGCTGCATGGCGTTGTTCTGGCCGGCGGGACCGACGGCGCCGGGCGGCACGAACTTGACGAGCTTTCGGATCGCCTCGCCCAATGCCATACCCGGCTCCGATGCGGCGCCAACGAGCGGCATCGTCTCCGACATGAGCTTGACGATCAGCGACAGCCTCTGAAGGCCGGCAACCTCTTGTCCGCGGTTCTGTGTCGGACCCGTCGCTGGGGAGGAACCAAACGGCGGCTGACCCGTGCCGGGACCGGCAGAAGCGGGAGGTTGACCTGGGACTGATGGCTGAGCGGCGCTCATGTCAGCGGCGGCTAGTGCTTGCGGCCCTTACGGCCCTTGCGACGCAGACGCTTGTCCATGACTGATCTCCAATCTAGGTTGCGGATACCCCAGGATTCCTCGTTTCAACCGCCACCAGAGTCTCAACCGAGACTTGGAAGCAATTTTGCCTGGGCAATCGAACCGTATGGAGGGAGGACTTTGCGACGCTAATTTCTTGTGCTATTCAATGCACATCGCGTACATGAAATATTTGGCATCCATGGCAAGTATGATCCAGCCACCCGATTACATGACGCCAAAGCAAGCTGCGGCCTATCTCGGCATGTCAGTTCAGTGGGTATGGAAGAAGATCAGTTCAGGAGATGGCCCGCCGATCAAACGTCGAGGAAAAAAGATCCTGATGCTTTCTCAGGACGTCATCAAGTGGAACGAGAACAAGATCATTCCGTGAACAACTTGAAGAATACTCGTGCTTGTCGGCGCGTGCGTCATGTGGACCGAAAAAGCGCCGAAATCGCGCAAAAACGGTCGAATTTCCCCGGTTTAACGGTCTACCGGTGCCTCGATTGCAGGGGCTGGCACTTGGCAAAAAAGCGCAAAAACGCCCCGAAAACCCTCAAAAAGAGCGAGAACTCAGATGTTTAGCGCGACGATCATCTTCGGACCGGGCCTGACGCCCTGCACGCTCAACTTCCGCAAGCTCGACGACGCACTGAAGATCAAGCGCGGGTTTGACGACGCGGTCGAAGCCGAGAACGCCATCCTGCTGATCACCGACGATTTCGGACAGCATGTGTCGATCGCCAGGCCGTTTCACGCCTGCGTCGTCTCCGATCTCAACGCGCAGATCGAGGCCGACATCGAAAAGGCGCTGGTCGGCGCTCGAACCCAGGCGAAGGCCCAGACCGCGGCCGGCAACGACCCGGTGCTGCGCCTCGGCATGACGAACGGCGGCATGGGGTATCCGGGGCAGCGGCTCGGCTAGAGGCGGCCGAGGCGCGGCCAGATCCCGCCGCCGTTGACCGCGTTCAGCAATAGGCTGATGCACAGCAAGGCGATGATCACGATCAGGATGACCTGTGCCACTTGCTGGACGGGCGGCGGCAGCAACGAGATGATCGCCCTGCCCGCCCACCAGAGCAGACCCAACACCGCGCAGAACACCAGCAAGTAGAGCAGCACGCCTATGATGCCTCCGGCCGCGAACATCATCGTTCTCCCTGGTTAATGGTGGCTCTTGCTGTGCGTGATCGCCTTGGCATACGCCTCAGGATCTGCTTTCTTCAGTTCTTCGAGCATCTTCTGTTCGGCCTGCTGTTTCGCCTTCAGCCGGGCCTGCAACTGGTCCTTCTGCGGGTAGGGCAGCATGTCGATCGCCGAGTGGCCGTCGACGAAGCCGGACTTGACGCCGAACGCGACGAGCTGCTGATGATCGTCGGCGAAGATCGGCGAGCCGGAATGGCTGTCGACACAGACGCGGCGGTCCTCGGGCAGATCGCTCATGATGAAGCTGGTCTTCTCGATCGCCTCCATCGTCGAGCCGTCGGTCCAATACGACCGGCCGTCCTTCGCCTCCATCAGCGACAGGCGCAGATCGGCTGCGGCAGCGCACTGGCGCTCGACCAGCAGCGACCGGTCGCGCAGTCGGGGACTGGCCGTCTTCATCAGCGTCTCGGCATGGTTGCCGGCGCGCACCCCCGGCTCGCCACCACCGCCCAGGATGTTGTCGAAGCCGCCCAGATTGTCGATGATCCGCTGCATGAAATTGAGCATGTCGAGAGTCTGCGCCGGGAACGCCGGGGTCAGATCCTGCATCGAAGCACCCGGCGGCGCGTTGAAAAAGCCGGCGGCGCGTGAGGCGTCATAGACCTCGTCGGTCAGGCCGTCATAACCCGAGAACCCCAGGATCTTATCGATCTGCAGCCCGAACAGCCGGCGGGCATCGTCGGCCCACTCCGACAGCAGCGCCTGGGGCTCGATCAGATCGGACAGTTCCGAACGGCCCCAGAAATAGCCGGCGACCTCGTTCGGCTGGATCAGCGTGTACGGGTGCAGCCCGGAATGGCTATCGCCGGGGATCAGCAGGTTGCATTTCTTGAACATCGGCGCGATCAGGATGTCGGGCTCGATGATCTGGATCGTGGTGTAATCGTCGCGGTCCTGGACCCAAAGCTCGTGCATCTTGACCATCGGCGCGGTCACTTCGGGGCCGATCATCGCGGCGTTCGGGTCGCTGCCCAGGCCGACGATACCGCCGGGCATCGGCTTGGTCGACCCGGTGACGCCGGTCGACAGGGTGGCGCTCGACAGCACCTGATGGAAGAAACTGTTGTAGTCGCTGCTGGCTTGGCCTTGAGCAGCGTTGGCCTTGATCCGGCTATAGAGCTTCTGCGCATCGGGCAGATGCGCGATCCGGGACCAGACCTCCGGCATGGTGAGCATGATCGTCTCGCACATCGCCGGCTGGCGCGACAGTTCGTTGATGTCCTCGCGGTAGACGCCGAACTGCCAGGGCATGACCAGACTCTTCTGATAGGTCGGCACCTTGTCCGGGCCTTCCTGCTGCGGCCATTGCTTCAGCAGCGTGGAGCCCAGTTTCAGGCTTTCGAACACGCCTTGGGCGAACACCATGTCGGTGTTGTTGCGCTCGAAGTCGCGGGTCAGGATGCGTGACGCCTCCGCGCCCATCGCCAGGATGTTCGGCGGGTATTGGTTCTCGAAATCGACCACGAAGCGCAGATCGGTCGGGCTGAACAGATGGGCGGCTAGGCGGTCGATATGCGCGTGGAGCTTGTTGATCAGCGAGCGCGTGCCATCCTGCCGGCCGGTCTCACAGATCGCGTTCAAGGTCCGGTAATAGGCCGCCCGCATGCCTTGCGATGATCGGCACTCGTCGATAATGCCCAGCGCCACGGGCAGCAGCTTCTTCTGATCGCTCGGCAAAAAAATCATGACGCGCCCAATCGGTGCGGTCGGGGCCGGAACTCACGGGCCAGCCATCCCGGATGCGTCTAGAATTTCAGGCCGCGACCGCGCTTCACCGTCTCGGCCGTGGGGACTTCGTAGACCGGCCCGCCGTTGGCCGCGTGGTTACGTCGCAGCGTGCCGGCCATCTTGGCGCCGGCATGGGCGTCGCCGCCGGTATGGGCCTGGGCCGCGAACGCCATCGCCTGCGGGTTCTGGAAGCCGCTGATATTGGGTGCCGCCTGCATGGCGCGGCTGACCGAGTTGTCGACCGGCACCGCGGCGATATCGCCTTCGCGCATATTGTCCTTCATGTTCGTGAGTTTCATGTTGTCGAACTCGGACCGGTCCTCGCCGGTCATCTCGACCGCCCGATCGATCTGCGCCTCGGCCGCGTTCTGCATGCCGCGATAGGTGCCGTCGACCGCCTGCACGACGACCCGGTTCTGCACATGCGGCGCGACGATCGCGGCGACAAAACTGCGCACGACCGCCTCTTCGGCCTGGCTGTCGTGACCGCATAGCGGGCAGAACCTGGGAGCAGGTTCGTCGCTCGGGTGGTGCAGGAAGCTGAACTCGCCCAGGCACTCCGGGCAGCGGTACGAGCGGTATTTCGCCATGACTATCTCCCGCGCCAGTTGGCCCGGCGCATGGCACTGGCCTCGCGCCGACGACCGGCGGCCTTCACCGCGAAAAAGTTGGTGAGCTGGTGGTTGTTGAACATCTGGATCTGGTCGCGGATGGTCAGCCGCCGCGCCGCCGCCTCGTTCTCGCGGGTCCGCTTCGTCGTCGCCATGATCCGGCGCACGCGCTCTTCCCAGCAGCGAATGCCCATCGCCAGCGACATGACCCGGTCGTCCTTCTTGGCGCCGTCGCCGGAAATGCTGTCGCCCTCGCGCACGATCCACTTCATCTCTTCTACAGTCTCAAGGGATCTGACGTGTAGCATCAGGTTTTCGGTGAAATCGCGCAGGCGCTCCATCAACGATACCTTGAGATTTCCCGTGGTTTTCCACATATATGATTTGCCCGGCGTCATTGAGTCCGACCGGCCGTAGAGGTAATTCTTGACGTTTCGGAAGATCTGCTGAAGTCCGCGCTCTTCGACTTCGCGCGGCTGATAGCCGTTCTGCAATTGACGCTTCAGCGATTGCAGTTCCTGCCAGACCGCCTCTCCCGGCCCGTTCAACTCGACGATCAGATAGCATTCCTTGTACCAACCGAGCAGTGAGGCGACGACCCACGCGAACTGCCGGGTGTTGACCAGCGGCCAGGCGTATTCGGCGACCTGGTCGACGCCGTCGGCATAGCAGCGCAGCACCTGGATCGCCGAGCGGTCGGACAGTTCGGAGTGCCCGAACGCCGGGTCGGCCGCGATCACATAGACCCCATCCTCTTCCGGCTCTTCCCAGACCTTCAACTGAGTGGATTTGGCATTGACCGCTGGATAGACCCGGCAATCGACGAACTCGATCCCGGTCGCATAGGCATAAGCCTTGTATTTTGCCGAAACATGCTTCTTCGTCATCTCGCCGAGCTTTGACGCCTCGAAAAACTGCGCGGCGGTCTGCTGAAACGCGTCTTCCTCGACCCATGGCTGCTCTTGAAGCCGGATGGTGTTGTCTTCGTAGTCGGCATCGTTGTCGCTGTCGGTCTTGGCGCTCGGGTCCATCTTCCGGCGCACCCACGCAAGCTGTTCCGGTGTGATCTGCCAGCCGTAGCGCTCGTAAACCTCTTCGATCCGCTCCATTTCGCGCTCGGTCGGCGGTTCGAGGCCGTATAACTCGAAATCCGGGTCGTCGCGCTCGATGACCTGGCTGTCCTTCGACCACCAGCCGAGAAAAATGCATTCGGAGTGGTTTTCGTCCTCGATCGCCTCGTCCCACATCTGCGACCAGAGGTTCCAGCCGCGCGCCGTCGACTCCCAGATGTAAAACCGGTCCGGATTGATGTCGGACAGCGACTGCTTGAAGCTCTCGACACCTTCTTCATCGCCCCACGAGCACATTTCCGAGCAATGGGCGTAGGACAGGCCCGACGACCGGCCGAGACCGCCGCTGTTCTTGTTCTTGCCGACGCCGGCCGACAGGAATTGGATGGTCGAACCGTTGCTGAGCGTGAGTTCTTCGCGATTATTGGCCACGATCGTGGGAAATTTCAACGTGGCTGGCAGCGATCGGATCATCGCCTCGACTTCGCGCCGGGCCTTGTTCTTGTTCTTGTCGGTGTCGAAGACGATGGCACCTTCGAGGCCGTCGTGGATGCCGAGCCAGAACACCGACAGCGCCCGGCTGAAGGTCGACACGCCGAGCTGCCGGCTCTTGAGCACGAAGAAAATGTGCTTGCCCTTGCGCAGCCCGTCGCAGATCCGCCGGAACAGCACTTTCTGGGCACGATAGATGTGCCGTCCGAGGCAGGTGTTGCCGCCCAGGTCTTTCGAGTTGATGTAGACATGATCCAGGAACGTGAAGAACGCGGTCTCGAACGCCTGGATCTTGCCTTCGGACCAGCCGTCGGCCATTGAAGTCGGGCTTTACGCTATGACTGCCGGATCTAACGGGCCAGCAATCCCGACTTGAATACTTAGCGCCGACCGAAACCTTGCGGCTTATTGTCTTGCAGTTCGGCGATGGCCATCACGGCAGCACTCTGCACCAAACTCCAAAAGCGCGCCAGATCTTGGGTATTGTCGAGTAGCAACAGTTCGTGCAGCGTGCCGTCCGGCGCCGCGATCACGAAGGCACCGCCGAAGCCGTTGCTGGCGTTCAGATCGACCTTGTCGGCCATGGCGCGCAGGACGCTTGCCGCCTTGTACGGGATGTTGTCTTCGGCGGATAACTCGTCATTCATCTCAGCGCCTCGTCGATCATGATCCGCCAAGCCTCACCTGGGGCATAGTGGTCACCGCGCAAGTTGTCGCGACCGGCCGCGATTTCCATCGCCTCCGTCGGCTCGCGCATGGCGCCGATCGCCGCGCGCGCCTGCTTGATGTACTGATCGTGATCGGGCTGTAAGTGGAAGGGGAGTAGCGTGGACCCGCCCGGTTTCTTGAGCCAGATCGCATATGCCACGCGCTTGACGACCTCGGTCACGACGTCAGTTCCTTCACCGTCCACATGACGGCCTCTTCGAGCGCGGTCAGGCCGAGCGAGCGATACCGGCCGAATTTCACCATCTCGAACAGCTTTTCCAACTCGACGGCCTTCGCCTTTATGTCGTCGTGCAACTGCTTCTCTTCCGGCGTCAGCGCGCGGTACATCGGCCGGAACCGGCTGGTCGGCATCGCGACGTCGGCGGATTGGCGGCCATCCGGCTCGCCCTGGTAGACGTTGGTCATAGCTTGATCCCGTGCTCAGTAAGGAAGGCGTCATAGACCCGCTGGTCGGCACAATGGGTGATGTAATCCGGTATCACGTTATGCTGTTGAAAGTTTGCGACGGTGAAATCGCCCTGGTCATTCCGGAGGCCGCGAAGCGGAAGCGTGAACAGATCGTCCTCAACGATCTTCTCGAACCGGCGCTCGGGAAGCGTATCGAAGCTCGCTGCCGGCGGCGATGCGCCCCAGTTGTACTTGCGGATAAATTCGACGTCCCGCAGGTAGTCCAGATCGGCGAACACGATGCCGTTCTCAACGAAACCGTACATACAATCCATCGGACAAGCGACCTTGACGCCGACGCGCTCCATCTTCTGCAGGATCGGCATCACCGGCCGGGCGAACAGCATGTCGGCGTCGATATAGGCGATGTGGCTGTAGCCCAGATAGGCCGCCAGTTCGATGCCGCGACAGAACGCCCGGCCCCATCCATCGCCACCACCGCGCGACAGGTGACCGATATTGTCGTCGAACCGCTTGACGATGATGTTCGCGTGCTGCGGTGCCTTGGTCGGCAGGAAGTACCGCGGATCGAACGGGCTGGCGCTATCGATCAGCATGATATCCAGGCCGGGATTGAGTTTCCGGTTCAGCAGCGACCAGCGGATGACCAGGTCGCGCATCGCCTCGTCTGCGACGTAGCAGGTGCCGAACAGCAGGGGCTTCATTTTCCGCCCTTCGAATAGTGGTGGTCGTACTTGCCCTTGATCTGGTTGTGCAGCGCGGTGCCGACCGACCAGGCATCCATGACCTCTTTCGCCAGATTCGCCGGCACACCCGAATAGACGCTGGTCTTGCCGGTGTCCCAGCGCACGGTCAGTTCGTTGGTCTCGTCATTGTGCGAGACGGTGTCGACGTGCGACGAGTAGACCGACTTAGTCTGGATCGCCATCAGGCTTCTCCAATGCCGCCTGCGCTTCCTCGCGGCGCTGCTGCGCGATGCGCTTGGTCAGGATGATCACCTGGGCGATGGCATCGTCCTGGTCCTGTTCCGCGACCTTGAAACGCGCACGCCCGGCATCGGTGATGACGTAATTCGCCTCATCCAGCGCCTTCAACAAACCGAGCGCGGCAAGGCGTTTCGTCGGGGCCTCCCACCGGCCGATCGGGATCATGCTTTGCCCTCGCGCGGCGATTTCGAGCACGGTCTCTTCATCAAGGGATAGCGGCTCGATCAGTTGCCCGGTCATGTCAGAAGTCCGCCGTATCGTGAACACGATGCCCAAGCGCCGCGATCACCCGCTCGATCACCGGCCCCCAGGTGCCGTCGTCGCCCTGGCGGAACAATGTCGTGTTCGGGTTCCAGAGTTGCCGATCGCCGGTCCGGCCACAGCGGTAGTCGCCGCCGGATTTCGCCAGCATGATCCAGCATTCCTTCTCGATCGCGCCTGCGATGTGCCCGAGCGACGTCTCGACGCAGATCACCAGGTCCATCTCGCGCAGGATCGCCACGGTATCGGCGACATCGCGCACATGCGGCGCCAGATCCTTGATCAGTGCGGCACAGCCGGCGGCGTGCAGTTCCATCGCGCGCTCGCCGATCTGCAGCGAATAGATCTGGATGCCCGGCACCTGGTAGAGATCCAGGAATTGCTCGACCCGCATCGACCTGTGTCGATCTATTTCATTTTGCGACGAGCCGGCCCAGCAGATCGCGATATGCAGCTTGCGGTCGGGCGCCTTCCAGACTGGGATGGTGTCGAACGGCGGCATCGGCAGGTTCGGCGCGGTGCGGATCTCGTCGTCGGTCAGGCCGAGCGCGACCGGCACGCTGACCGTCGACGTCCAATAGTCGGCCGCGGGGAACGGCGCCGGCAGCGGCTGGATCTCGACGTTCGGGTGTGCCTGCAGCATGGCGCGAAACAGCCGGCACAGTTCGGGCTGGATCAGCATGATCACCCGGCCGGCACGTGCCGCCACCGCCGGCACGAAGCGAACATAGCAGAGCGTGTCGCCCAGCCCCTGGTCGGCCTGGATCAGCACGGTTTTATCGCTGACGTCTTCGCCGCGCCATGGCGGATAGGGGTATTGGGTGAAGGACTGAAGGCGGTATGGAAATCTTGCCTCGAAGTGCTTCAAACCTTCGGCGTATTTCCCTTCGAATAACAAGGCGAATGCCAGGGCGGTTTCGATGATTGGCGACTGATCAAGTTCGAATGCCTTGCGCGCGTTTCGGATCGCGTTGGCGCCTTCACCTTTGATCGACTGGATCAGGGATAGGTTGCAAACGGCGAATGCAAGATTCGGATCAAGGTCCAGCGCCCGTCGCGTCACCTCTTCCGCTTCCTCGAACTCGCCCATATGGTAGAGCCGGTGCCCCAGGTTTGTCCATATTTTTGCGTCGGTTGGATCGATCTCCAATGCCCGTCGGTAGCAAGCGGCCGACGCGGCAAGCAACCCCAAGTCGGAATTGAAATTCCCGACTTGAAACCAACCCGGCGTGAATGTCGGGTCGATATCGACCGACGAACTAATTAATTTATAGGCGATCTGGCGATCTGTCGCGTTGGCGTGCACGCCTTTATTATAGACGGACACTGCTGCGGTGCGCCGATCAGACACGGGACGCTCTCCTTTCACCGAAATTTGTTCTGGCAAACTCGCCCCGCTCTTTTACCGCAGCGCGGTCGAACGCTAAGGCGGCACACTCTGGATCATCGAAATATCCAAGAAATCTGACGCTGCCGTCCGGCGCACGAATCTCGGCACGCCATTTCTCTCGGCGACGCTCGTACATAACACCTTTAAAACCAGTCTTATTGTCGCGGCGCAGCCAGGCATTGGCGCCAATCTGGCTTGGGGTTGCAGCCCTCAGATTGGTCCAGCGGTTGTTAGCGAGATCTTTATCGTCATGATCGACGCCGTGCGCGGGCCACTCGCCGCGCATCAGAGCCCAGGCAATGCGGTGAGCGTAGTGGAGACGACCGTTCAATCCGATGACGACATGACCTTGCTTATTTGGACATCCTGTTATTTCGCCTGCTCGCCGACATCCCCGACGGACCCGCCAACGCAAGATTCCAGTGTCCGGACTGTAATCGAGCAAAGTGCGGAGTTCATCAATTGACGGATCGCAACTCATACCTCAGCCTCCGGGTCTTCAACGATGACTTGGGGGAAGTAGACCAGGAAGGCATCCTTGGCATCCGGCCGCTTGGCCTTGATCTTAGCCATGATCTCTGGTGCGAAATTCCAGGCTGTGACAACCCACAAGATCGGACCGGTCGCGCGGCTCCATTGCCCGGTCCAACCCTCAATCCGTGTACCGGCCGTCGTATAGCGGTTTTGCTTTAGCGGGTTCTCATCGACGATCGAATCGATCTGGATGCCGGAGAAATTCAGGAACGTGATCGCCTTCGCGGCGGCGCCGTAGCCGACGATGGGATATTTCTTCGCCCGGTAAATCTCGATCGTCGACTTGACCAGATCGACCCGCTCCTGAACCCGCTGCTGGAACCCGTCGTAGAGCGTCAGACCGTAAAGCCCGGCCGCGCGCTCGGCATTGGTCGTCGCCAGCCGACGCGGCTTTGTCACGCCATCGCGGCCGAGCTGCACCAGGTACGACGTGCCATGGATCGGCATCCGCTCGATCTTGACGATCGTCAGGCCGCAACGCTCAGCAAGGGCACTGAACGACGCTGTCGTGAAGAACGACAGATGCTCGTGGTAGCAGGTATCGAACTCGGCATTGACCACCATGTCGGCCTGCGACGTCTGGATATAGATCCGGCCGCCCGGTTCGAGCGACAGCGCCGCCAGCCGCAGAAACAGCGCCGGGTTCTCGACGTGGCCCAGCACGTTCATCGCGATGATCACGTCGAACTTGCCGCCGAGCCGGTATTCCGGGACCATCTCCCAGTACCAGGGCAACACCTTGATGCCGGCCTCAGCCGCTACGGCAACCAGATTCTGCGCCGGGTCGACGCCGAGCACTTCATGGCCGCGGCTCTTGAAGGCTTTCAGCAGCGTGCCGTCGTTGGCCGCGATGTCGAGCACGCGCAGTGCATGGCTGCCGGGGCCGGTCAGTTCGGTCTCGACCTTGATCACGAACTGGCGGAAATAATCGCGCAGCGTCTGCGACGTGCCGCTGACATAGGCATATTCGCGGAACATCAAATCGCGATTGACAGCGACGAAATTCTGGCTGTGCCAGCAGTCGATGCAGAGGTTCAGCCCGAGCGGATAGGTCGGCCAGGTCGCGTCGGCGAGATCGGTCAGCGAATTGGCCAGCGGCTGATCCGGCGCCCGAAAATACGGCCGCAAATTCTCGCCGCCGCACGCCAGGCAATGGGTGAGCGTGCGGAACGGCTCGCCCATCAGACCAACTCGCCTTTGCGGTGGTGCTCGATCAGCGCCGCCACGATCTCGTCGAGCGTCTGGGTCGGCTCCATCCATTCTTCCGGCGTCATCAGGAAATCATAGGTCGGCGACGGCGGCGCCTCGATCACGGGGGCACCGGTCAGTTCCCCGATCCGCTCGGCGATGTGCTCGATCGAACTGCTGAACGAACATATGTTGTGCAGCCCGGCCGGCACCTTGCCGTCGAGAATGCGATCGATGCCTTTCAGCAGATCGGCCATCCCGAGGATCGGCCGCCAGACACGCGGGTTCGACATCGAGATCCGCTTGGACCGCAACGCGCTCGACACCATTCCGTTGACGACAGTGTCGTATCTCATGTTCGGGCTCGGGCCGGCGACGGTGCCGAAGCGGAGACCCCACGAGTTCGGGTAGAGCAGCGGCACGATCGCCTCGGCCGCGCGCTTCGTGAGATCGTACATATTTCGCTGCTCGGACTGATCATGCACCGCGGCCGACGAGGCATAGATCAGCGGCTGACCGGCGAGCTGCTGGGTTAGCCGAGCGAGACCGGCGAGATTATTCTCGAACGCGGCGAACGGTGTGGCGATCGACGCCTTCACGCTCGAATGCCCGGCCATCATGATGACGGCGTCCCAGTCGGTGAAGCGGTGCGCCCAGGTGTAGTTCATGCGCTCGTTGCGCAGGATTCCGGCGTCGCCACGCAGTTCGACGTCCATCGAATCGACCGTATAGCCCTGCTCGTCCAGGTACCGATAGATCGCGCTACCGACGTACCCGCAGCCGCCGATGACCAGGATCTTCATGACGCCTGATCCCGTGCGGCGAAGTCCTGCAGGATCAGGCGGCGGATGTAGGACGACGACGTCATGCTTTCAGCCCGCGCCAATTTCTTGATGCGGGCCTTTTCCTCCGGCAGTACGGTCGTATTGATCGACGTGCTGCGGCCGGGCTCTAAGTCTTCGACGGCATCTGGCATGAAAATAACCCGCAGCTTCTGCTACGAGTCACCATCATCCAGCATGAATTGCACGTCAACTGGGTCTATGAACGTTGAGATTTACTTTGCCAGCAACGTCTCTACGTTAGCTTTACGCTTCAGCAGATTGCCGACGGTGCTGCCGTGCCAGACGCCGCCGCGCACGGTCTTGATGCCGCGGGCGTTCAGCGCCTGGGCGATGTCGCCCTGCGTGACGATGCCGGCCGCCTGGATCTGCTGGACGATCGGCAGCACATTCGCGGCGAACCGGTCGGCGCTCGCCATGACACTCTCAGCGGCTTTCAGCCGCGCTTCGTCGAGCCGGGGATTGCCGAGCTTCTGCCCGGCCGCCTTCTTGGTCTGCAGTGCGTCGCTGGTGCGCTGGGAGATCCGGCGGCGCTCACTCTCGGCGAACGCGGCGAACATGTGCAACACGAACGGGTCGACGTCCCGACCGAGTTCAGCGACGACGAACGGCACCTTTTCGGACATCAGCCCGGAGATAAAATGGACGTCGCGCGACAGCCGATCGAGCTTCGAGACGATTACCGGGCACTTGGCGCGGCGGGCGTCGGCGAGCGCTTCTTTCAGCTTCGGCCGGCGATCGAGCGCGTCGGCGCCCGCTCCCGTCTCGACCTCGACGTGTTCTGCCAGGATCTCGATGTTGTGGATCGAGGCGAACTGCTGAACCGCGAACCGCTGGGCTGAAAGCCCGAGACCGCTACGACCCTGCTTCGGATCGGACACCCGATAATATGCAATCCCAGTTTCCATCTTGCCTCTCGACGCAACTTGGGGCATCAGCGATCGATCCCCGCATCGAGATACTAGAACAAATCCTATTTATGTCAATTGGGTTTTGTTTAGTTCGGACGGCCCGCGCCTGGTTTGTGGAGCAGTGCCATGAGGCTACCGCCGGAGAACTCTGGTTGTTCGGGCGGTTCCGTGAACTTGGTCACCTTCCCCTTCTTGTCCCGCCCGAGCTGCAACATCTTCCCGCGGTTCTCTCCGGCGATCGTCGTGCCACAGATCACGACGGCCTCTTGTCGATCCATCCGGCGCGAGATTTCGCCGAATTCCAGACCATGCCTCGGGATTTCAAGCGCAGTCGAGAACCAGGATTCCGAAATCGTGAGTTAGGCTTTGGCGCTCATCATCGCCAGCGCCATGCGTGCCATCGTGAGCTGCTGGGTTCGCTCGTCATCGCTGTTCCAGCCAAGCTTGATGACCACAACCTTGTCGTCACCCGACAGCGCCACGAGCATCGGACCGCAAAAGTCGCTTCCCTTGTCATATTCCGCGCGGACGAACTCTTCGGCGTGGCTCAGACGTTCGGTCAGCCATTCGAGCGGCGTCATTCGTCCCCCGGCAGGGTCAATTCATCCTTCGGCACCGGCTCGTAGCGCCGATCATCGACATGGAATGTGTTGAAGTCGCCGTCCGGCCCGCGGCGGGCGATAATCATCGTCAGACGCGTCCGAAAATACGCCGATGAGGCTTGCTGATCAGGATCGATCACCGCTTCCGGCAAAATCTCGCACACGATCGCCGGTTCGCCGGGATATCGCTCGTTATAAATCTTGCATGTCGGCTTCTGCCGGATAATATCGCCGACCGCGAAGAAATGGACAGTCATCAGAGCCGTCAAACCGTCTCTCAGGTCTTGCGCGGCGAACGGAAGTGCCAATTTCGGCTCATCTTCGCCAGAATTGTTGCTGCTAAGCCTCTGTTGTAGCATTTCACCCAGTTCCATTCCGACGAATTTCATTTGTCACTCCATCGAAGGTACATTTTTGACCTTCAGTTCAGTCTTTTTGCGTGGAAATCCGTTGATCAGGTACTCCTTTGCCGCCAATTCTGCCGCCTGGCGCATGGTCAGACCAGGTGGGTCCGGATCATCGGCGCCGCCGCAGCAAAAACAGGTGCCGCGCTGATGGTTGACGCCGCCGACGAAGGTGCGCAGGAAGCACGCATGGTGCATCGGCCGCTGCCCGCCGGAAAAATCGTCGTCGAACGTCATCATCGTCACGCCTGAGTCGCCAGCCTCGACCGGTTCGCCGCATCGGGTGCAGATCTGCCCGATCGGGGCGTCGATTTCCGGCATATCCGCTTGTGCGGCGGTGTTTTCCCAAGCCCGGCCGAAGCGCTGCATCACCATCGAAGGTACTCCTCGAAATATTCAGAATTTTCCGTTCGTTTCCGCCGAAAGTTCGGCGGCCACCAGACCGACATAGCCTCGCGTCGCCCCGACGGTGACTTCGTGACCGCGCACGGCCTCTTCCCAGGCGCAATAGCGCGCTGTCCAACATGGCGCCTGTTCGGCTTCAAAAACCGCCGTCTCGAACAGCACTGGATCGCCGAGGCCGAGGCTCGTATCCAGGCCCAAGAAGACCGTCGACACGAGAATCGGACCGACCCTGGTCTGACGCACGATCGTGTTGCCGGGGATTTCGAACCATCGCGCCCAGGTGAGCAGGTCTTCGCACGGCACGGCGATGTGATGGTCGGTCAAGATGTAGCGGTACGTTCGTCTGGTCATGACCGCTCGATCGCCGATCCGACGCCGCCGCGGAACATCTTGCCCCACGGGTTCGGGGCCGGTTCCGGAGCGGGCTCGTACTTAGCCTTCAGCGCCTTGATCTCTGCCGCCAGCAGTGCCCCATCGCGATTGCCGGCGTCGAACCGATCCGACACCCTACGCATCTGATCGATGAGCCGCTGGTTGTGGCGCTCGCTCTCCCGGTAACGATTGACCATGTGCTGCAGCCTGGCGGTCAGTTCCACGATCTGCTGCTGCAGAATGTCGATGTGATCAACCTTGGGCGGTACCAACAAATCTGTCCGCCACTGGGCGACTGTCACTTGCTGAGCATACGCAAGAGCTGCTACGGAATCCGGTAGTGCCGGATCGACGCCAAACCAAATCATCTGCTGCTCATCGTTGATCGCCATCATATCCCTCCCCCTGGCTGTTTCGGCCGACGCCGGGTCGTGAAGCCGTGACCAACGCCGACCAGCACGCCTTCCTGCTTAGCTTGCAACTTTAGTTGGTGCTCTGCAATTGGATCGCGATCGGCATAGACGTAGCCGTTGGTCGCCAGCCCGCGGATCGTGTGCGGCGATTTCGAACCGGCCACCTTGCCGTCGAGCACCCACTGGATCGCGACCATCTCGCCGCGCTCGTGATCGTGCTGGCCCTTCGCCGGATCGAACCAGAGATCGGTCACCACGGCATATTCCCGGCTTTTGGACGAACCAGACCCGCGGTTGCCGACCCAATGAGTGATGCGATCCTTCATAATGAAGTCGCCGACCTTGACGTTCTCGAACCGGCGCCGCCCGCCAGGTCGTTTGATGCGCTCCGGCATGTCGATCCAGCGGGTGCCGGAGCCGTCGGTGATCCAGGTCAATCGAGCACCGTGATCAGTTCGATGGTCAGGCCCGTGAGCGGGCGGTTCGGTTTGCCGTCCGGCCGCGTCGGCTGCAGCTTCGAGACCGCCGTCCAGACCGCATGAACATCGCTAGCGTCGACAAACCGCATCGCTTCCCCGATATCGGCCGTGCTGGTCATATCCAGCGTGCCGTACTTCGTGTTCGGATTGTAGGTCGCCAGATACCGGCCATCGTGCGGCGTGTCCCTGCCGGCGGCGTCCGAGACGATCTTCAGCACGTTCATATCTCACCCGCCTCGTAGCGACGCTTCAGTTCCCTGGCATGCTTCCGACTCTGCAGCACGCCTTCGGACTTGATGCCGAACATCGTTGCTGGCGGCCGGGGAATCTCAGCCTCATGCGGTCGCCACCAGTGCAGGCAGTACGGGTGGTTGTTGACGTGCTCGGACGCCGGCACGCCGAGTTGCATGGCGACCTCGTCCGGCTTGAAGAGCCATTCATAGACGAACGCCATCTCGGGCCAGTTCGGGCAGCGGTTGCGCCGGCTCACCGACACATGATCCCAGCCATCGCCCGACGTCGCGATGACTCTCAGCACACCGCCGTCAACCGGCGACGGCATCTCGAACATCCCGACATCGGCGTCACCCGTCGTGCCCAAAAACTCGACGACATGACTATCGACCCGGCGCCAGCGGTTCAATTCATTCAGGTTGCGCATCACGCCAGATCCATCGAAGCTTCCTCAATCCCGGCCGAGCCATCGTCCGGCACGAACTGCGCCCGCTCAAACGAGTTCACCAGCGAGATGAACTCCATGCCGACCGACGCGACGAACGAGCCCAGCGGTTGCCAGCCCTCACACTCATCCCGCCGCGAGAACAGCCGGCAATGCACATGACCGCCCAGCACGGCGAACCGGACGCTGAAGGTGTAATCGTCGGCCATCAGACTACCACCGCAAGCGGCTGCACCACGTTGACCGACATGCCGTGACCCTGCAGTTCTTCCTCCCAGACCGAGCATTGTACCAGACCGCCGACGAAGCCAAATTCCTCGGCGACCATCCACACCGCGTACGGCGACGGACAGTAGCCTTTCTTGTCCAAACTCATACTCATGTGCCGGCAGACGCCGGCCGGGTGCCCAGTCTCAATGCTATATGTGACCATGAAATTCATCGGGATCAGCATCGTCTGCGACGACATCTGCGCCATGTGTCGCGCCTTGATATCTGGGTCTTTGATCCAATTCAGCAGCCATTTGACGTCGACCGGGTTCTGCGACGCGCGTTCGCGCAGATCCGCGATCTTCACCTTCTCCGGATCGCCGAGCACCAGCGCGGTCATCGCATCCCTCCCTCAGCCGCCAGAATCTTCCGCTCGATCCTGGTGCGCGCCTCGATCTGGCCGCTCATCTCGTGCCACTCGCGATCGGACGACATCGCCGGCGGAAACACCGTCACCGCGTCGCGCGATGACCAGCGGATGATCGTCGCCAGGCCGCGCGTCGCCGCCTGCTGCTGCATGAACTTGCGGAATTCCGGCGTGCGCCAGGCATTCTTGTGCTGCGGATCGACCCACACTTGCTGCACTGGCACGCGGACCGAGACGCCAGTCTCGAGCGTCATCGTCACGTAGTCCGGCATGATGTCGATCACGTAATGCGCCCGGTCCGGACGCGGCAGACCGGCGGTCCCATCATTCACCAGCCATTTGCAGGACCAGAGCGCACAAGCCGGCGGGCGTTTCGCGTAGATCATGCAACCCTTACCGGCGCGCTGATGATCGCAGCGCTGCCCGGCATTCTTGCCCAGTTCGACCACCGGCAGCAGCTTGCAGCAGAGGGTGCAGTCGCCGCATTTTCGGTTCAACATCACGGTGGAGTTACCTCACATCGAACTGCAGAAGGAAGCGATGTTCGGGCCGACGTCGACAAATCGCCGTCGTCGTCTGCCGGTTCATACGTTGCGGCGAAGATCTCTGCCTTGCACGGGTAGAACTCGCCGACAATGCCTTTGATGATCCAGTCGCCATCGAACGCCTTCATCTGACCCTCAAGAGTGTCAACGAAGATCGCCAAGATAGTGTCTTGATCGTTCCAGCCGGTGCCGCGACACGCCGTCTTGCCACCAGACCACACCTCAATCTTGTCGGCCGTCTCGATGCTGCCGTCCCATTGCATCGCTTCGATGATCACCGGCTTCTTGCGGTAAAAGGGCATCACAACCTCGGTTTTCGGTGTTTATTTGGGGCCGGACTTCGCATTTCACCGGCTAGATAGTGACTGGCCACCACGCGGATCGCTCCGCAGCTCGACTATTCACGCGGTCGCTCGCTCGATCCAGTGTCTGCTGCATGTCCTTCCACGCTGCCCAAATCGTCGATCAATTCGTAATGCTTCGTCTTCCGTTCGTACCGCTTGGTCGAATTGTTGTATTCCGTCAGGTCGGGCCAGCGAGCCAGCACTTTCCTGATATCTAAGGACGCCTGCGCCGTTGAGACGCCGAACTTCATCATGATGTGTTCCCGCAGGATGAAGCCGAAGATCTCGATCGACTCCTTGATCCAGGCCAGCCGCTGCTCGACGAACCAATTGCTCATTCGATCGTCTTGGTCGAGATCGCATCGGCCACTTTCCGATCTACCTCCCGTCGGTTGCGCAGACCAGCAATCTCATCTTCCAGCGCTCCGATGCGGATCTTCATGTGCTGCTCAGCAACCAACCACTCGTTCCGCTCGGATTTCAGCGCCAATAATTTCCGTTCCAGCCGCACGTAATCTTCGGCGTTTCGGGCGATCAATTCGCGCAGATCATCCACCACCATCACGCACCACCCCGCTTAAGCCCGAAGTCGCGCAGCTTGATCTTCGCCATCCGCCCGTCCGGGTGATGCCAGACCACGCCTTCGATATCCTTGCCGGTCAGGTAGTCGCGCAACTCGTCGAACCCGGTCGGCGGCTGATCGCACAGAGCCAGCAGTTCTACCGAGTGCGGCACCAGCACATGCCGATCCTTCTTCTCCGGATTGCCCTGCACCTTCGGGCCGATCAGTTCGTATGTGCCGTCAGACCAGACCAGCCCGCGGTCGAAAGCCTCGCGATGCCGCTGATCTTCCGGACCATCACCAACCGGCATCCAGCCCACCGTCTTGCCGGTCTCGGCGTCGTGCTCTTCCATCAGAAAGTTCGCGGGCGTCATTTC